CGTAAAGCAAGCGAAGCTTATGACTTGTTTTACAAGACCAAGGACTTTGATCCTAAACAGTATTTCATAAGCAAAACCTTATAAACCAAAAATTATGCCAAGAACAAAATCAAAAGTATGTAGCGTAAGCGGAATTAAAACTAGTGTAAATAATTTTTATGCTAATCAAAATCACGTTAAAGCTGTAGATAATTTAAGAAGAAACAGCGGTGCTACTAAAGATCAAATTATGAGAATGTTTAATCAATTAAATAATTATTAATATGGCAAGTATTATTAAAACAAGTATTAACCTAAATGATATACCGAAAGACAAGATCTATGTAGGTAAAAAAGGTAAGTACTTACCAATTACAATTACTTTGAACGACGAGCTAGATCAGTTCGGTAATCAAGGCCCTGTAGTTGTAGAACAAACTAAGGAAGAAAGAGATGCTAAGGCACCTAAGACTTACCTTGGTAATGTAAAAGTGGTTTGGACTAATGGTTCTAATGTTGAACCTGCTCCAAGAGATAATAACTCAGCTCCAGCAGCAAAAGCTCCTGCAGTTGAAGAAGATTTACCATTTTAGATGAGCACTGAAGAGATCAATGGATTTTTGATTGACAAGTTCAATCAACATGGCCTAAAAGAAAATGCAGCGCAGGGGATTTGTCCCCTGTGTTCGCATACTAGGAAACCTAAAAATCAAAAAGCACAATGTGCTAGCTATGATTGGGAACGTGGTCTCGGTACTTGTCACAACTGTAACACTACATTTCAACTTCATACTTATCAACGTAAAGGTTCTAGTGAAAGAGTTTATGTAAGACCTGATACACCAAAACAGTTTGATGAGGTAAGTACAAATGTTGAAACGTGGTTCGGTACAAGAGGTATATCAAAGCAAACACTCAAAGATCTTCAGGTTTCTGAAGGCCCTGAGTTTATGCCTCAGACAGGTAAGCAAGAAAATACTATTCAGTTTAATTATTTTATGGGTGATCAGCTAATCAACGTAAAATATAGAGATGGTAGAAAAAACTTTAAATTATTTAAAGGTGCTGAAAAAGTATTTTATAATATTAACAGTATTGTAGGTTATGATACTTGTGTTATTGTTGAAGGTGAAATGGATGTATTAGCACTGCACGAAGCCGGTATACCAAACGCAATATCAGTACCAAACGGTGCTACGTTAAACAATAATAATCTTGATTACTTAGATAATTGTATAGATTATTTTGATGACAAGACTAGAATTATATTAGCAGTTGATGCTGATGAACCTGGTCAAATGTTACAGCGTGAGCTTGTTAGACGTCTTGGTGCTGAAGTTTGTTTTATAATAGATTTTAACGGTAATAAAGATGCTAACGATTATTTGTTAGAACACGGTGCTGAATCACTACGCGATGCTATACACAGCGCACGTCCAGTACCACTAGAAAATGTATCAACATTAAAAGATGTAGAAGATGAGCTTAGAGACTTTGTTAAAAACGGTTTTAAACCCGGTTTTCAAGTTGGACTTAATAACTTTGATAAAATTTTTAGTACTTACACTGGGCAGTTTATTACTGTTACTGGTATCCCTAGTTCTGGTAAGTCTGACTTTGTTGATCAAATGGTTGTTGGTTACAATAATAACTATGGTTGGAAAACTGCGTATGCTAGTCCAGAAAATCAGCCAGTATATTTACATGCACACAAGTTAATGCGTAAACATTGGCAAGATATGCCTAGCGTAAGTGATATTGGTAATGATAAATGGCAACAAGTAACTAATCATGTTAACGATAATTATTTTTTTATTGACATGGATAAATACAGTTTAGAAGCTGTATTACGTAAAGGCGCAGAGCTTGTGAAGCGTAAAGGTATTAAATGTCTAGTGCTTGATCCATTTAATAAGATTAGAGATGTAGACTGTAAGTCAGATGATGTTAATAGATATACTATGGATTATCTAGCTAAGATCGAAGCTTTTTGTAAAAAGTATGATGTACTTACATTTATTGTAGCACATCCAACTAAAATGTATAAAACAAATGATGGTAAAATTGAAGAACCAACAATGTACAATATAAAAGGTGGTGGTGAATGGTACGATGCTAGTTATCACGGTTTATTAGTACATAGAGATTACGAAGCTAAAACAACTAAAGTTAAAGTGTTAAAAGTTAAATTTCAAAACTTAGGTGAAAATGGCGCTGAATCACATTTTACATGGGAGCCAAGGTCTGGTAGTTTTGTACCTCATGAATCTGTGGTTGATGAAGCTGAACCAATGCCCTGGGAATAATGGCATTTAAAAAATGGCAAAAATCACCTAGTAGAAGAGCACCTACAAAAAGTTGGCAGCCAGAAGAAATGAAAATAATAGGCTGGTGTTTAAATAAAAATATAGGCGTAAGCATAAGTCCTGACTGGAAAGACGAACTAAGTAGGTGGCAAATTGATATAAATATAAACGGTAATATACATACAGATCCAAATAGATATAACAACGATACTGTTTACAATAAAGTTAACGAATATTATAAATACTATTATGATAAATACAATAAATAATAAAGTCTTTAGAAACGCAAATGAAGCGTATGAATATGTACATGATCAAATAATACAACATGGTGTAGACTTTGCAAGTACTAAAGCCTTGTTCAACGTAGGTTTTTACATAACAGATCCTATGGATAACAAGATAATAAATAAAGAACGTAACTGGAAAGAAGAATATGCTCTAGCTGAATGGCAGTGGTATTTATCTGGCGATCCAAGTACTGAAAAGCTAGGTGAAATATACGGTAAAGTACCTGAAATATGGAAACGTATGGAAGATAATTCTGGAAACGTAAACTCTAACTACGGTTGGCAATGGCAGCGTTATAGTCAGCTTGATAAAGTTATAGGTAAACTAGATTTTAACAATGAAACTAGGCAAGCGGCTATATCTATTTATGATGGTAAAGAAATAAATAAATATGCTAACGATACACCTTGTACATACGCTGTGCAGTTTACAATATTACATGGTAGATTAGACATGTGTGTTGTAATGCGTAGCAATGATCTTTGGTATGGTTTTTGTAACGATCAATATTGTTTTTCTGAGTTACAGAAACTAGTCTCTAATGAATTAAATATTGAACCAGGTACATATTATCATTTTGCACATAATATGCATCTATATAATGATAAAATATGAAGTACTACTTATATCACATACCAGGTAAAAAGGTTGGTGTAACAACTAATCTTGAAGAGCGTGTTCATAAACAACAGGGATATTATCCTGGTGAATACGAAATAATAGAAACATCTTATGATATAGATTTTATATCAGCAGGTGAAATAATAATGCAAAGGTGCTACGGCTACAAAGTAGACGAAGTACCATATAGCGAACTTAAATTTAATAATACAGATATGAACATAAATATAACAGAACAAACAACAACATTTCCTTGTCCTGTAAATAAATTAAAAGGACAACTTATGGATAACATAGATATGAAATGGAAGACAGAACACGGTGAGTGCGTTATTACCGAAGAGTCTATAAAATGGATAATGAAAAACGTGGTAACTTCTAAATATAATGATCAAAGATGTTACGTGTATAATAAAGCTTTTGCTAGATATTTTGATAATAACGATGCTTACCCTAGAACTGGTGGCATTATGATGGATCATAATAAAAAATGTGAAACAATGTGTAGGTTTGATAAAATTAGATTATGGGCAGAAGACAGAGGCTTATATCACAAAGGCGATCCTAAAACACAAACATTAAAGTTAATGGAAGAAGCTGGTGAAATATGTAGAGCTGTACTTAAAAAAGATGAAGAACAAATCATTGATGGTATTGGTGATTGTGTAGTTGTATTAACTAATTTAGCTCATCTTACCGGTACTAGTATTGAAGAGTGTATTGATGCTGCTTATGATGAGATAAAAGATAGAACTGGTAAAATGAGTAACGGAACATTTAAAAAAGATTAATATGAGTAGCAGAGAAATATACGATGCTAAAAATGGTATCACGTCAAGAAAAGAATATGGATTTAGAGATCCTGTAGTTAGAAACGTAGTTGATAAGTTTGTATCACGTTCAGATATTGGCTATGATAAATATGGATCAACATTAGATGATGAGCGCAGACTTAAAATGAAAGGCCTCACAAAATATCTTAATGATGTACAAGAAGAGCTTATGGATGCTATATTATATATACAAGCTGCACGTGAAGAGCTCCGTGATTTATCTGAAGAAGCTATGATTGATAAGTTTAAGTACGATGAAGAAGAAATATAAACGTAAAAAAGGTCCTGTCAGGGCTAAAAAAGTTAGCTTTGACGGGATAACGTTTGCTTCTGGTTTAGAGCGTTATATGTATCAAGTGTTAAAAAAAAACAAGATACACGCTATATATGAAGGTGCAACATTTGTTTTACAAGAAAATTTTAATTTTAAAATAGACTCTTACGAGCGACAATCTAATGGTAAAGGTGAGATGGTTAATAGAGGTCAAAAAAAGATTCAAAGTATTAAATATACGCCTGATTTTGTAAGTAGTTCATTTATAATTGAATGCAAAGGTAGAGCAAATGAAAGTTTCCCAATGCGATGGAAAATGTTTAAAAAATATGTAAATCACAAGATGAAACATGTGACTTTATATAAACCTCAAAATCAGAAGGAATGCGACAAAGTAATAGAATTAATAATACAAAAGAACAAAATAAATGAGTGACGATTTAAATAAAAAAATACTTTCTGATTTAACTGTTCACATGAAATACGCTAAGTTTATACCTGAATTAAATAGGCGTGAAACATGGGAGGAGTTAGTTACAAGAAACAAAGAGATGCATCAAAAAAGATACCCACAATTAACAGATCAAATACAATTAGCCTATAAATATGTTTACGATAAGAAAGTTCTACCGTCTATGCGTTCGCTACAATTTAGCGGGAAACCTATTGAGATATCTCCCAACAGACTTTACAACTGCAGCTATTTACCTATTGATCATGTTGATAGTTTTTCTGAGTGCATGTTTCTTCTTTTATCTGGCTGCGGAGTTGGTTATTCAGTACAAAATCACCACGTAAATAAATTACCTGAAATAACAAAGCCTTTTAAAGGTAGAACACGTAGATTTGTAATTGGTGATAGTATTGAAGGTTGGTCTGACGCTGTAAAGGTTTTAATAAAGTCTTATTTAGGCTCTAAGAGATCATCTAAGATTAAGTTTGATTATTCTGATATTAGACCAAAGGGAGCTAGGCTTGTAACCTCAGGAGGAAAAGCTCCAGGGCCACAACCATTAAAAGAGTGTTTAGTAAAAATTAAAGGAATATTAGATGGAAAAGAAGACGGTGCAAAGTTATCAACGCTTGAAGTTCACGATATTGTCTGCCACATTGCAGATGCTGTTCTTGCTGGAGGAATCAGAAGAGCCGCGCTTATATCGTTATTTAGCGCGTACGATGATGAAATGATATCTTGTAAATCAGGTAACTGGTGGGAAACAAACCCACAACGTGGTAGAGCTAATAACTCTGCTGTATTAATGAGACATAAAATAACAAAAAAGTTTTTCTTAGATTTGTGGAAACGTATTGAATTATCCGGAGCTGGTGAGCCAGGAATATATTTTAATCACGATAAAGACTGGGGTACTAATCCTTGTTGTGAAATAGCTTTGAGGCCATATCAGTTCTGTAACTTGTGTGAAGTTAATGTAAGTGACGTCACAAACCAAGATGATTTTAACTCAAGAGTTAAAGCCGCAGCATTTATTGGTACGCTTCAAGCAGGTTATACGGAATTCCACTATCTAAGAGAAATATGGCAAGAAACAACAGAGAAAGACGCGCTTATAGGTGTGTCAATGACAGGAATAGGCAGTGCCGCTGTGCTCCAGCTGGATATGACGGCCGCTGCAAATATAGTAAAAAAAGAAAATACAAGAGTAGCAAAACTAATAGGAATAAATAAAGCAGCAAGAACAACTTGCATTAAACCTGCTGGCACTACTTCATTAGTACTTGGTACATCTTCAGGTATTCACGCTTGGCATAATGATTATTATATACGTAGATTACGTGTAGGTAAAAATGAGCCTATATATAATTATTTAAAACTACATAATCCTGATTTAGTACAAGATGAATATTTTAGACCACACGACACTGCTGTTATAGAAATACCACAATCAGCGCCTAAAGGTTCTATATTAAGAACTGAGTCTGCTTTTAATTTACTTGAAAGAGTTAAGAAAGTTGCAACAGAATGGGTTAAGCCTGGTCATAGAAAAGGTAGTAATACACACAACGTATCTGCAACAATTAGTTTAAAAGCAGAAGACTGGGATAAAGCTGGTAAATGGATGTGGGATAACAGAGAGTGTTATAATGGTTTATCAGTACTACCATATGATGGTGGTACATATACTCAAGCTCCGTTTGAAGATATAACAAAAACAGAGTTTAATAAAAGGATTAAGCTTTTAAATGATGTAAATTTGTCTAACATTGTTGAAACAACTGACGAAACAGATCTGTCTGGTGAATTAGCCTGTGCCGGTGGATCGTGTGAAGTAACAGGCTTATAACTAAAACAATTATTATGAATAAATTATTTTTAACTATGCTGTTTGCTGTATTGACAAATATTTCATCAGCGCAATTTATGGCTATTACTACTGTTAACATGCCAGAAGACGACGCTGAGTGGGAAATGTCAAATGTTACAGATAACATGGGTATCGGTTATATGGTTAATGACCAAGTAACTGTTGGACTTGTTAAAAACGGTGAAGAGTACGATATGTGGGGTAGATACTATTTTAGTGACTGCTATGCTGTTGTACAAACTCCAGCTGAAGAAATGTCTGACAACATGAACATTGGTATTGGTTATTCTTATAATGCTTGGAAAGATCTTTATATTGATCCAATGTATATGATGTCTACAAAAGAAAATTCAGAAGGAGAGTTTAAATTAGGAATATCTTATAAATTTTAGTATTAACATTTAAATTAAATTAAATTATGGCTTTTAATAAACTAGATTCTTTATTCGATGAATTACAAAACGCAGTTAACGATTGTCAATCTGATGTTACTAAATTTGTTGATGGGAATAATTCCGCAGGAACACGCGTAAGAAAAGCTATGCAGACTGTAAAGTCGCTAGCTCAAGAATGTAGGATTGAAGTTCAAAAACAAAAGAACAATCAGTTCTAAATAATAAAGGGAGCTTTACGCTCCCTTTTTTATATTGCTATTAAAAAAATAGTGATCATTATTGTTATATATATTAACGGACTAAGATCTATTTGTTTTGTTTCCATAAATATAATATCACTATAATGAATAATGTATTAATATTTACAGTGTTAACAAATTGTTAAATTACTATATACTTAGTTTTACCATCTTCCTTGTAAGCTTTTAAACATCTATTCCTATTTTTATCAGGTGAAACATAACTAACATGAACCCAGTTAGGATTTTTATCATCACCAAACTCCCATATCATTTGATCAAAGTCTACATTGTTTTTAATCCAAGCATACATCTCTGCGTTAGTCTTATGGCAACCAGTATCATCGATGTCCATTGCTTGACCTTTACAGTGTTGAGACTTGTTAGATCCTCCAATCGCTTTGTTTAGTTCTGGTCCTCTATAAAAACTATTAATTCTAATAGGACCTCCAACCCACTTTCTTAGTGGCTCGAAGATCTTTTCAGCTAATAGCTTCATGTTGTCTAAATGTTCTTTATCAGGTGTATTATCAATACCAAGACGAGTCGCTGTTATGCTATACACACCTTCTCTGTCGGAAATATGTTTACTAATCATGTTACTCTGTAAAAGCCATAAACTCTATAGTCATAGCTTCTGCTGTACTAGAAAAAGCATATATATCATGCGATGTAGCCGCTACAGCGTCCCAAGGAATAAGCATCCAGTCGCCACCATAAAGTCTACCTATAGTTTCAACAGTGGTATCTCCTAAATCTTCACCATAACCTATTACAAAATAATCTGTTTTACTTGACCCTGTGTTTCTAATATATACTTTAGAAGCACCTGATGCTGAAGCGTCCGCATTACTAAAAAGTAAAAAACGTGTTTCTGATGCTACTTTTTTATGATTTAAACCACTTGTTTCTTCTAAGCCGTGACATGATCCAGCTTTTTTCATTGTCATTGATTTATTAATACGAATAGGATAACTCATTATATCACTACTAATATTAACACTTGCATTTATTGTTGCCATTTTATATTTATTTATTTATTGTTAATTATTATGGATTAAGAGAATCTGCTTGAGTACTATCAGGTAATACATAAGAAGATTTAAAAAACGCGTACTCGTAAGGACAAGTACCACCTTCAGCTTCTATAGACCATTCTGCATCACCATCGCTTTGACTCCAAGGACTAAACATCCAGTCGCCAGCATATAATCTACCTATTACTGTATCATGTAAAACTACTTCTATATAAAAAGTATCATCTGTAGCGTTATTACATAAATATATCCAATTTGCTGTACCTGCAGTTCCTAAAGCTTCATGAAGAGCTTTATGTGAGTTAGCTACTGTTAACTCGCTTTTACCCATATCTACAATTTCAAGACCTTCTGTTAATCCAGTCTTCATTAACGTTGAGCTAGCGTTAATATTAAGTACGTTTCCAGGTTGCAAATCACTACTGGAAATACTTAAGCTTGCCGTTGTTGTTGCCATAATTTTTATTTTTGTTGTTTTTAATTAATTGTTTTTATTTTATCCTTTTGCCCAGTAAGCATACTCTAGTAAAACTACGTCAGAAGAACTAGAATGCTGCACGTGTAATTGAACGCCTACATCTGCCTCTGCATGATGAACTGGCATAAAAAGAAATTCACCAGCACTTAAACGAGCAATTGCTTCGTCAGTAGTAAATTCAACATCTACTTGTCGTGTTGTACCTGTTGAGCCATCTGTAGTTCCAGTGTGCCTAACAAAAAGATACCTAATAGCAGTACTTGCTGGTATTATTACAGATTGACTACCAGTAGCAGTTGCCACAATAGTAGATAAACTTTGAGCTGGAGCTGTTACTGTTAAATCATCTGTTATTGAAAAATTTATTGTATCACTAAAAGTTGAAGTGTCATTTAGTGTTAATGTTGGTTTTAATCCCATAATTTTATTCTTTTATTAGTTTTCTTTTTACTGTTCCATCACTATAAATGTAAAGCAGTACTTGATTTTTATTTTCTTTTACTGGTCTACCTAATAAATCTGTAATCATTATTAGTTTGTTTTCTTGCGGTTGAACTCTACTTAACAATGGTCCAGACCAAGTACCATCACAGTAATCATATGTCGCTTGACATACAGTATCCCACTCGTTTTCACAACAATAATCATCTACTGATAACACCCAAGCATAGCAAGGATCGTTTAACCAATAGGGAATGCCTGGACCAGTAACACAATTAGCACTATATAAACAAGATATAGAATCGTTAGTGTTAGCAATTGAGTCGTAGTTATACGCGCTTGGATCCATGCAACCCACAACCACTTCGATACACGAACCGTTATCCGTGTTAGCAAGTGAATTATAGTTAAGAGCCAAACTATCCATGCACCCATAAATATAAGGAATACAACTAAAATCCTCCGTGTTTGCTTGCGGGTTATAATTAAGCATAGAAGGATCCGTGCAACCATGTATGAAAGGTATACAAGAACCGTTGTCAGCATTTGCTAGTGGATTATAGTTGAACATTATTGAATCTGTACATCCATAAACAAAAGGAATACAAGATCCGTTATCTGTATTAGCACTTGGATTATAATTAAACATAGTAGCATCTGTACAGCCATAAATAATAGCCACACAAGAACTATCGTCTACGTTAGCATTAGGATTAAAGTTAAAAGCGTTTGGATCTGTACAACCATAAACTATACCTATACAACTACCATCATCTGTATTAGCATTTGGATTATAATTTAACGCTATAGGTGACGTGCAACCATATACAATAGGTATACAATTACCAGGCGTATTTGCCTGCGCATTATAATTAAAAGATCCTGGTATCATACAGCCAATAACAACTGGCACACAACCACCATTATCTACATTAGCGCTTGGATCATAATTAAAAGCAGTTGGATCTGTACATCCAAACTCAGCTAAAATACTACAGCTTCCATCATCTATATCTGCTACAAAACCTTGATTATAATATTCTAAGTAACCAGCATTAGTACAACCAGGATTATAATAACAAGCACTATTAGTATTTGCTAAAGCATTATAGTTGTATGCTAGTGCATCCATACATCCTGTTACTACTGGCACACACTCATTACCACAATATGGTTGCGCTTCGTATACATCTAAAGCACTTTTATAATTTCTTAATTTATTTTCATTTGGACCAGGCCAAGGATTATTACCTTGGTGTATTATAACTCCGTAACTATTTTCTAGTTTAAATGAGTTTTGTATTGTTTGTATATCTAACTGCTGTGGATTTTGTTGAGGTGTAGGTATTTCAAAGTAATAGAAATAAACCTCATCACTAGAATTAAGAACTAATTTAAACGTATCAGAATAAACACCATTGTTAGTTATTTTAAACTGCCATAAAGAATCACCGTGCTCAACGCCTAACCAACAAGCTCCCCAAGAATCACCACCATCGTCATACAATATCAAATCATAAACACAAGGCGATGTTAGTAACATACGATCAGCATTAGGATCGTAATTAAATTGTGTTGGATCAGTACAGCCATAAGTAGCTAATGTCACACAGCTACTATCATCTACTGTTGCAAGTGAATCATATTCTAAATAATCTTCATTTGTACAACCATATATTATAGTATCATTGTTACAAGTATCAGATACATAAGGCAAAGAAGATATTGTATTACCAAAGTTTGGTGGATTTAATAAAAATAAAGTATCTTCACAATCTATATTAGTTACTAAACAACTACCAACTACAGATCCACCACCAATACCATCACCATAAGTGTCATTAAGTGTAAACACTATTGTATCACCAACAGGTATACATACTTGTGTTCTAACTATTTGTCCCGTTTGTGTGTAGTCATAAGTGTTTGAAGGCACGGAATATATTACATTGCCATTTGCTAAAACTTCCCAAGATGTTTCATTTGGCCAGTTATCTAGCTTTATAGATACTTCTATTAAAGATTGTGTAGCAGAATCACACGCTACGTTTTGCACGCATGAACCATCATCTACATTTGCCCACGGGTTATAATTAGTAGCGTTAGGATCAATACAACCATAATAGTATATACAAGTATTATTATCATGCGTTGCTGTAGAATCATAGTTAGATGAAACACTATCAGTACATCCATATATAACTGTATATGGATCACTAATCATTATATCATCTATGGCTATATCACTAGTATAACTTGATCCTGTAACAGCTTTAAATTTTATTTTAAACGGTGTTGTTGATATTATTGGGTAATAAGCTAATTGCCATTGGTTTCCTTGGTTTCCAGATATAGTGTCTAACGCTGTATAACCAGCGCTATCTAACACGCCTATTTCTAAATCACCTATAGCAGCGCCATACATATGATACCAGAAAGATAATACTTTACCAGGCGTTTGTGATACATCAAATCTAGGTGTATATATTGTAAATACTTTATTAGGAAAGTTTGGAGTTGATGATTCTATATAAAAATAAATACCACTACCAGTCGTGTGATCACCACTAGGCCCAGTATTAAAAGAGCTTGTTGGCCCTTGATTTAATACCCAATCACCAAAATCATTTGTATCTTGCTCTAAAGGTATATTATTTTCAAAGTCATGTATCCACGGAAAAGTATTTATAACTTGACTAAAGCTAAATATAGGTAATAATAATATTAAAATTAAATTTTTCATTATTTACACTTACAACATTTACCATCTATACAACACCAACCAAAGCACACAACACCATTAGTTAATTCGCATAAAAACTTACATATTTTTTCTTTCATAATTTTATATATTTTTTATTGTTTCTAATATAAATTTTATTAGGTAGTATTTTAAATATTTCTCTACCGTATAAATCGTACATCTTATTTTCTTGTGTTTTGTCTTTTATATCTTTTATAAACGTAGGTATTACAGGAGTATTTATTATTTTAGATGATAAAGTCCAAAAACCATTACTCCAAAACAAAGTGTCATAAAAGTTGCAAGAATAACAAAAATTAGTATCACACCAAATAATTTTTAAATCAATGTTATAAATTAATACTGTATCTGCATAAAAGTCTGCTATTGAGTCTTCTCCTATAATACAATTATTAACGTTCCAAACGTATTGTTGTATATAAAATATTTGAGGAAAATTACTTTTTTTAAAATTTGTTTCAAACTCAACATAATGAGTGTCTGTAAAAATTGTAGTATATATATCAATAGAGTCACAAAGACTAATTTGTGCTGGCGATTTAAAAGAAAATAAAATTAATATTATTAATAATAATTTTTTCATTATTTTTCACCACATTTTTTACTTGGATTACCTACTTGTCTCCAGTCTTGTTTAACCCATGTTTTCAAACTACCACCACTACTAGTACCAGTTACATTGCTTTTAGAAGAACGTTTGTACTTGCCAGCTTTACCAGCTTTACGTTTGGCACGTATAACGGCTTGTCTTTCAGCTTTACTCATGCTAGCGATTTTAGCCTTAGGTAGACATACTTTAGTAGTACCTCCACCCTTGGCTTTTGTTCGCTTAACCTTCTTTATAGGATTGTTCTTCTGAACGTACATTACTTCTTTTTCATCATTTTAGCAGCTGCCATTTTTTTCATCATCATAGCAGACTTCTTTTTCATAGTAGCCATAGACTTTTTAGTTTTCATAGTCATAGCAGAAGCTTTTTTCATCATCATAGCTCCTTTTTTCTTCATAGCCATAGCAGACTTTTCATCTTTTTTAAGCTTAGCCATAGATTTTTTCATTTTAGCCATAGACTCTTTATACTGTAAGTTTGGATTTTTAGCAGCTAAAGCTTTTAAACCTTCGTCTTTTTTAGCTGGTGATTTTTTTACCATTTTAGCCGGAGCTTTTTTTATTTTCATTGCAGGATCTTTTTTCATTTTAAATTTTGTTTTTTATATGTTTAAACATTGAGTTACCTAATTTTTCGCCCATTTTACTATCTGACTTATAGTGAGCGTGGGCAACTCGTCTACTATAAGATATGTTTTCACCTGTTTTAGTAAAAGCTGATTTAGCTTTAGGGTATTTACTACCTAGCACTTTAGCTATTAATATACCTTGAACAGAGTGGCCTGAAGGATATGAAGGTGTTTTCATTGAAGACATTTCATAATCTTTCATTTTTATATTCATTTTTTTAGCTAATACTTTTGGTCTTGGCCTATTAAAATATTTTTTTAATTCTAATATTATTGGTGCTGACTCTTTAATAAGCTTAGCTGGTATTTTTTTATCGTAGTCTTCTACGTTGTTATCTTTAGCTGTTTTAGCAAACGCGGACTCTATATTATCAAACTTCTTTACAAACTCTTTTTTTAAAGGTATTTTAGCAAGTGCTTTAATTTCTTGTGAAGTATCAAATGTATTATCACCTGGTGGCTTCATCTTTTTAAAACTTGATATGTCAAAATCTTTAAACATTTTTTCTTGCATTTCTTATTGCTTCTTTACCTTTTTTGAATATTGCAGCTACTTGTGTTTTTTTCATAACCTTAGCTCTTTGCTCACCTACAGTTAGTATTTGTATCTTACGTGCATAAGGCTTTTTTATTCGTTTAACTTTAGCTACGGTCTTCCTAGCATCACTAGGAGTAGCAAACTTAATGCTTACAGTATCTTTTGGGTTTTCATCAGTATATAAACGTCTATCGCTACCTTTTGGTTTTTTACCAGTACCAACTACTGGATCTTTACGTTTTACTATAGGTGACTTAGGCCTATTTGTTTGCATGTTAATAAACCAGTTTGCTAATTGTTTATCTCTAGGTGTAGCATCTTTTCTAGCTTTTAACTTTCTAGCTTTACTAACGGTAACATCACCACCGTAAAGCTTTTTTATTCTAGCCTTCATTACACCTCTATATGCCATTACTTATCTTTTTTCTTACCTAAACGTTTTCTAACTATATCCATTGTTTTACGCATTTTAGCCGCGTAACTAGGGTTTTTACCTCTATTAAAAACTACTTGTTGATTTAAACTACTAATAATTCTAGACAAATTACCTTTACGTGATTTAATCATCCAACTAGCTAAACTTGATGCTGATAAACTTTTAAACTTACCTTTAGCATCTGGTGCGTCTGAGTGTTTAAAATCACCCATACGTTTTTTAAAAGGATTATTACCTTGACTATACATTAGCACTTACCTTGTCTCTGCGTTTTAGCAGCCCACATGTTAGCATACGCAGAAGGATATACTTTAAATTTACGTTTAGCAGCAGCTTTGCAACTAGCACTTAATTTTTTTAAAGCTGGTGATTTTTTTGATAACATAGCATCTAACTTTTTAGCTTGACCAGCATGTAGATTACTAGCTTTTTTTAACTCTTTAGATATTTTTTTTAATTTTTGTTTGCTCATAGTTTTTTATTTTTTAACATCTCCATCTACGTCTAGCGGCTTTACCTCTTTCGCTAGTCCAACTTTTTGATCTAGCGCAAAATGATTTTCTTCTTTTTGCAGCTTTACTACCTGGTTTAACTTTTCCTGTTACAGCTGTTTTGAGCTTACTTCCAGGATTTTTACGTCTATATTCTTTAACTCCTTTAGCTGTCATCCCAGCACCTTCCTTGACAGTTCTAAAGTTACGACCTTTGCCTTTTGTAGTTTTTCTAGGTTCGTTACTTTTTTTTCTTTTAAATAATGGTGAACCGTCATTTCTGCGTCTACCACAACTAGTAACAGGATGAGGATGTCCTTCCTGTACATATTGCTTTACAGGTGATGCTTCAAACATATTATTTTGTCTTTCTGATCCTGGCATAATTAAAAGTCACTCATTAATTGATTATCTATTTCTTCTTGTACCTCTTCTTTAGTTGCTGTCATTTTAAAAGATAAGTCTGCTTGAAATCTAGCAACCTCTTCACCATCTTTAAATATTATAATAGTAGGCACAACAGCTATTTTATATTTTGTTTGTGCATCAGTATCTTTAGCTATGTCAATAATACTTTTAGTTTTACAGTCTTCAAGTTCCATAAACCAACTAACACCATTTGCACTGTTCCACCCAGCATTAAAATGTTTTATTTCTATTTGTGCAAAACATATATTACACAATAACATAAATAAAAATATTAATTTTTTCATTATCTATTATATAACTTATCTTCTATTTTTTCTATAGATGCTTTTATTTCTTGCACATCTTTTTGCGTATCCATGATAGTATTACGTATCATCTGATCTTTCATATTAAACTCCATACGAGTTACTTCGTCTGGTGGTATAACTGGTAATTCTTTTGCTTCAGCGATATCTGCCTGAAGCATAAACCACATACTTATTAACGTAGCCATAGCAAAACCTATAGCTATTAAAGTTTTAATGCTTAATACAAAACCTGTGTCTTCATTTAATTCTTTTGCCATTTTAAAATATAACGTAATTTAAACCTAATTTAAAATCGTACCACTCTCTGTTCCAATACTTGTTGTATTTACCTTCTACAAAATAACCTAAGTTTTTGTTTTTCTTTATACCATATATAAAACCAAATGAATAATCATACCACTGTTCATCTTCTATATAATTATGATATGAAAACTCACTACCATCGTTATAATGCCAAGGCATTAAACTAGCCCAAGCATGTGTCCATGTTTGTTTAGTATATTTGTAATAATCAAATCCTACAACTAAAGAGTGTTGCAATGTTTTCTTTAGTTCGTTTCTTTTCTTTTGTGTATAATCAGATAAAACTTCTGGTATTACTACAGCCTCCCAAACCTCTGCACTAGTTGCTACTAACTCACCAGCCGGATTATAGTATTCGTTGCTATACACATCCACCGTATAACCCTCCTGTAAAGCCAAATAAGTATAATGTATATTACCATTATTTAACATCCACTCATCTAAAGCGTTATAACCGTATGGTTCTGCAAGACGATGTACAAAACCAACGTTCCAAGATAAATTTTTACCTTTACGTTGTCTATATCTTTCAGAAGCTTCAAAATATTTAACATCAGCAAAACCATCTTCTAAATATTCAAGCTTTAACGCAAAAAAGTTTATACAAACTTCATCAGCACAACCATCATCTGAGCTAAATCTAATAAAATGATGTTGATCCATATAATCTATACCTTCTTGTCTTTTATAATCAACTTCAAATAAGTATTCAACTCCTTTGACTTTACCTACAGTGGCCGCATCACTGTAATTAGATTCAGTTCCATCATAAAATGTTTGCGCTTTATTTTCATAGCCAAACCTTGCTATCTTACGTAAACCTATGGTAAAATTATAATCATAAGGAGTTGAAATAGTCTGTGTAGATAAACCATTATCTACAGAGAATACATCAACATCAGAAAGCGACGTACCACCGTTAACAGCAGCATAAAATGTAGAAAACTTTAACAGTTTTTTAACATCTTCTTTTCCAAATGTTTGCGAACAACATTTTTTAGGAGCAGAACAAGCTACAAAAAGTATAGTTGTTAGTAATATTATTAGTCTTTTCACCATTGTTATATAGTCACTCATTTTTATATGCTTTTACCTTATGTTACGTCTAGTTACATTTCTTCTTGTTGGGCTTTTTCTTTTACTTTTCTTTTTGTTTTGTTTATTTATCTTAGCTTTCTCTTTTGCTTCTATTATAGCTTCGTTATCACCTAAACCTAAACTCCAAGTAGTATAACCACTAAAAAACATTATTCTTTGAAAGTTAGTATAATCTTTATCAAGTGCATTACGCATATTTATACTTTTTTGATACAGCCTGTTTGCTGGAAAATTTGTTAACGCTTGTGTGTAGTTAGTTACAGCAGACCACTGTGGGTTATCAGCATCAAAAGTTTCCATTTCACTTATAACATTTTCATTATAGTTAATAGTTTTTTCAGCATTAACTATTTGTCTAGCTTTAATACCAACAACAGGTGAGAAATTTAATAACTCCATTAACACAGCGCTTTCATCTTTGTTATAACCTTTTTCTCTTTGTTCCATAAACTTTATTAAAGTATTTTTCAAAGTAGATGCTATAGCACCATATATACCAGAACCTCTTAATATAGAGTCAATACTACCGTTTATAACCCTTTCTCTTTTCTTTAATATTTGATCTTCATCTTTATCATCATCAAACATAACTGCAAACAAAGCTGTTTGCAAGCTGTAGAATATAACGTTTTGTATACCACCGTAATATAGTATTTTAGATAAATTACCTAAGTTACTTTGTGTTCTACTAGTATAAGGTGGTGATATTCTACCTTTACCAATATCTAACGCTGCTTTTTTAATTATTCTATTGTACTGCGATGTTATGTTTTGGAAGTTTAACACTAACTTACCTATCCAACTAGCTTGTTGTTGCGATGTCATATCAGGTCTTGATGACTGCTGTGTTGACTGTGTTAAATCTTGAAAATCAGTAAAAGCAGCGGCTTCAGCCTCTTTCTGACTCATACCGTCTTTTATATATTTGTTAACTCTATTTCTATAAAACGTAGCACCACCAGTAGCAATTGCAATATTATCACCAATTTGTGTAGGTAAAAAACCTATTTTTAAAAGATAACTTATAACCATCTTGCTTGGGTTTTTAGAACCAGCTACAGCTTGAGCAAGATCAGCACCATTAATATCAGTACCAATACCACCACGTCTTTGTTTTAACATATCAGAATTAAATATAAAAGCAAAGTCAGCCCAATATTGTTTTTGATTAGCAAAAGCTTTAGCAGCTGCAAATATATTGTTATCAGCAAAGTTAATGTAGTTTACAATAGACATCTGCTGTAATATCGCAGATCTAACGTTAAAAAACATCACTGTACCTACAGATCCATTTAGGTAGTTCATAAATTTATTTGTAGTAGCATGTTGGCCTTTTGGTCTATTAACACCAGTACTAATCCTATGTAACATGTCTTCTAACGCGCTTCTAAAATCTTTACCATAACCAGCTTCAATTTTATTTAAATTTTCTTCAGAAAATAATATATCAGCATTTTCTTTAAATTCTTTAAAGTATTTTGCTCGACCAACTCTACCAGTAGCATCTATTAAATCTGTTTGTATATTACCACCTTCCCAGCCTTTACCTGGTTCTACATATGTATCTTGTTTAGATATAACATCTAAAGTTTCTGCATAGGCTTGTAACTGTGAATCCTCCATTACAAGTTCAGATAAATTAGCTTGATCAGTTTTACTTAATCCAGATATTTCGTAACCATGTTTATTCCAAAGATAAACTCTTATAGCATCTTCAAATGTAAAATCACCATCAGGTGTTTTCTTTTTAAGCTTCTTTTTAATATCTGGAAACTGTTTGTTTAATGACTTGTAATCGTTTGCTATAGCTTGTTTAGCTGTATCTATTTCTCTATAAGCTCTATTTAAAGGTTTAACCAAAGCTTGTTCAAAAAAGTTTCTATGTTGATCACCTTGTCTACCTTTGCCCATAAAGTTATATAATAAACCTACAAAGTCTTCGTGTGACGGTGGTATAAAAAGTCTAAACTTACCTTTTTTCTCTCCACGTTTTCTAGCTTTAATATCTGAAAAACGTTTTTTAGCATCAATACCAGTAACTTCTTCTAGTATTTTGTTAAAGTCATTGTTCATTGATTTACTAAATTTAACTTTAGCTTGAACAGATTTACCTTTTATATCTAGTTGATCAAACATATTTTTAACAGCTTTTACATTTTGTAAAGCATCATCTACAAAATATATATCATTGTAACCTTTTTCTGAGTATTTATCTAATATCCAAGTTGCTTTAGCTTCACCGGTGCTATCACCTAAACCAGTAACGTTTTCTAAAGGTATATTAACACCTTCCGATTGTAACCACTCATGAATAGCAACCGCGCTTTCAGGTGCTCTAGCAGTAAGTATAAATACATTTTTTGACCCGTACTTTTCTATTTGATTTTTCATTTTTGGTAACAATGGACCTGGTTTACCTTTTGTTACTTTATTAAAATCAGTAAAATCAAACTCGTAACCTTGTTCTTTTAAAGTTTCACCAACAAGTGGCCATTCGTATGATGGTATTTTTTCTATTATATCACCTTTTTTAGCTATAACAAAATTTTCACTTACACCTACTGTTTCATCAAAATCAAATATACTAGCACCGTTTGATTTAGACATGTCAGATCTAGACGCTTTAAATAAGTTTGTACCAGTACTTACATCTTTTGTTACACTTTTCTTTACTTTAAAGTTTTTATTTCCAGACTTATTTATTAAACTAACATCTTGCTTTTCAAAAAATAAAGAGTTTATTTGAGGCTCTACTCTAATAGAAACTGTATAATGCGTTTTAGCTTTATTTTTATTAAAATTAATTCTAGCTGTAAGTGGTATTAAAACTTTTTGATCTGAAAAATTTTTTAAACCATCTACTTGCATTATAGAATTACTATCCATTAAAAACATACCAGCATTACCTATATCAATAGCATTACTAGTTCTGGAGCTGCCATCTTTACCTTTTTTCTGAGCATATGAATTAGCAAAATCACTTGTAGTTATAAAAAACTGTTTTCCGTGTATTTCTAACTGTAAACCTTTTTCTATTATTTTATTATAACCTTCTACACTTATTTGTAAATTTTTAAACCTAGAATATGTAAATTCACTTGGACCAACAAGCTTAATCATTTTTTCAAAAATTGGATTTGCAAATTTAATTAAAGCTTCTTCTTGCTTGTTATAATTTTCTGTTTCTTGTTTTTCAGCTGCTTTTTTGCCTTTAACTAGCTTTTTACTGTCTTGTTTATAGTTAAACGAAACAGAAACACCTCTAGCTGTATTTCCTTTTATTTCAATAGTAAATACTGTTTTACCTTTTCTAGTAATTCTAATATCTGGATTATTATCTTTTTCTGAAAGGTTTTCTACTTTATAACCTTGTTTATCTAAACCTAAATTACTTAATATTTTTTCAGCTCTTTGCTTAGCTATAATTTCATACTTTTTATAAGTAGCAAATTTCTTTTTTCTTCGTTTACCAGTATATGATCCATCTCTTTTTGGATCTGTAAAATCAAGTTTTGATAATTCTTCTTGACTTATAGCATCGTTTTCTTCTGTAAGTCTATTTAAATATTCTTCTTGCGCAGCCCATTTGGTTTCATTACTTATTTTTTTGTTATCATAGTATTTCTGCCAATTCTTACCACCAAAACCATCGTTTTTATTTTTACCTTCTATTATATCTACACCTTGATTGACCTGCTCTGTACTAATACTAAACTTAATATTAGGATTTCTACCTATTTCAGCAGCTAAAACTTGTAAATTATCTTTAGCTAAAGTTTCACCTTTTAATTCAGCTAAATCTGCTCTTTGTTGCATAACATCAGGTTCTTGAGCAACTTGCATTGTCGCGTCATATGCTAAAGCTCCAGTCATATATTTAGCTAGTTGATCTTTTCTAGTACCACGTTTACCAGATCTTTTTTTAGTTACTGGATTAAAAGCAGGTATATCAAAAAACGACATAAACTGAGCCTCTGTTGGATTTGCTTTTTCGTATAAATTAACAGCAGTACCTTTATCTATAATATTTAAAGATTCAGGCGGTAATAGTTTTTGATCAACAGCATCTTGTACTTCTTGTTTTGATGTAAGCTTTCTAACAAATCTAGTAAACACCCTTTCATCTTGCGGTACGTTTCTTTCTAATTGCACTAAATCAGAAGTAAACATAACTCTCATTATAGGTTCTCTAAACTTTTTTAAGTTGCTAATATAATTTTTATTTCCTAAAAAGTTTTTCACTGTTTTAAATAAATATACATTAGCTTCATCTCTCAACTTTCTTTGTATATTTCTAACAGACGTACCAGCTTCATAAGCTCTTAATAAAGCTTTACGAGCACCATCTAAAATTTCATTGTATATTTTACTATCAGTCTCAATACCTATAGCTCTTCTAAATTCAGACTTTTTTTGTATTTCCGCTTTAGCTTTTTCAGCTTTTTTTCTAGCTTGTGCAGCTGGTGATATATCTTCTCTTTCAAAAGCTTTTGTAGCCGCATCAGTTTCTGCTGCAACTTGTACTTTTACCTCGCCTTCTTTAGTTGTTTGCCCTATGTCTACAGTAGGTGCTGTTACTTGACCTTTTGTAATAGCGTTATAAGCTTGTGTTGCTCTGTTAGGTATTTGAGGGTTTATATGACCAAACAAACCACTAGGGTTTTTTCTTTCAGGTTGGTATTTTTTAAACCAAGAAAAAAGCTCAGCATAAGTTGTATCTAAAAAAGTTTTATCATTAACACCAACGTGTGGTTGTTTTAAAATAAGATTATCTAATAAACCTTGTTCTTGTATTTTTTTATAAATATTATCAGCTTCAACTTCAAAATAAGTATTACCAATGCCTTTTTCTTCTAAATTTATAACAGTGCCATCTTCATCTACAATTTGTTTTCCAAGATCGTTTATTAGTTTTGTTGATTGTGCAGGAGTTAAATCTCTTCTTGGTGTTACAGATTTTTTTACTGATACAGATTTTTTAGTTTGTTTTGCTCTTTTAGGATCTACTTTTTGTTGCTGATCAGAAGTTAATCTATCAAACATTTTTGGATTCATCACACTTTTGTAATCTTCAGTTTTATCAAGTGTAATAGTAGCGTCTGTATCTATAACTTCTAATCTTTGTTTTGGAGTAATGTTATCATCGGCTTTTATGTTTAGCTTTTTAGAAGCTGCTGTAAAATTACTTTCTCCTTGTACTATCGATTGAAAATATACAGAACCATCTAAACGAGTAATAGCTCTATATTTTACTTTTGTTCCGTCACTCATAGTTTGAGTAAAAGTTTCTCTTTTAACAGGAACTGTATCATCACTATATCTTGGTTTTTCTTTTGTAACAATTGGATCTTCTTTAGCAAATTCTTTAGCTCTTTGTGTTAATTTACCAGTTTTCTTTATAGTTAAAGAATAATCTTTTACAAAGTTGTAAGCTTGTCTTGCATTACCAAATTCTTTTCTATATAAAAAACTTTCTTTTGAAAAATAACCCGCGGAACTTAATTGTCTTAATGTTTCTTCAAAAGCATTTTTTATTTTACCAAAAACACCTTCGTTAAATTTAACATCACCATCTATTATTACATCAGAAAAAGCAGTGTATAATTCTTCAGTTGTAAATACTTTATTACCAGTTATACCATAAGCACTGGCTAATCTATCTAAAACAGTTTGTTTATCTTTTTTACTTAATAAATTTAAAAAGTTTTTATTAAGTTTTCTTTTTGCCTCAGGAGATAATTTATTAAAAGAATCACCTATAATACCATGTAAAAGCTCGTGAGAACCAACAGCAATAGCACCAGTTTCTCTAGCTGTTTCCATATTTACAAAATAAGTATTACCATCTTCAGATATATGACCATCGGCTTTTAAAGCTTCATTGTATTCTTTTGAGCCTTTTTCACCAAATAAAGCTGCATATTCTTCTTTTGTTTCAAATAACTTCTGCTCTAAACCAACTGTCTCACCTTCTTCTTTTGCTGTTTCAAGTCCAGTTACTAGTAATTGTTGTTTAGCAGCTTCATTTATTGTTTCTATTTGCTCAGTTAATCTTTTATCTTGATTATTTAAACTTCTAATAGCAAGATTAAATTCGTTAGCTCCTATTTCGTTTTTATTTAATTGATTTTTTAAAGATTGAACTTTAGAAGCTATGTTATCTTTTTCATTTATAGCATTAATTAAATCTTGCTTTTGATCTTCATTAAGTATATCAGCTATTTTTCTTTTATCTGTTATATAATTTTTTAAAGCTTTTTCTGCCTCTTTTATTTCTACCTCAATAGCTTCTTTTGCCGTTGGATTTATAGCGGTATTTTTAGCAACATTTAATTCAGCTAAATTATTTACTAAACCATTTAGTTCTTTAACACTAGCTTTGTCACTTCTTAAGGCTCTATTTATCATACTACCTCCAGCTGACATTGTAGCACCACCAATAAAACCATTTAAATAAGCCTCTATACCTTTTTCACTATAAACACCATCTATAAAAGCTTTTGCTAAATCTAAACCATCTTTACCATCTGCTTTAGCTAGATTAATTTCTTCAACGCCGCTTTGTCCTATTTCAGTAAAACCTTCTCTATTACCAGTTAACATTAATTTACCAACAGTGTTTTTAGCTCCTTTGTTAAGTATATAATTTTGAATACCTTTAAAACCTATATATTCAAAAGAACTACCAATCAAACCTAATACAGCTGGAACCGCAAGCTCGTCTTGTCTGTTATCAAAAAGTTTTTTTATAGCGTCAGGATCGTCTTTACCATAAATATTTTCAGCTTTTCTTTGATTATAATCTGTAACCATTGGCGCTGTTATTTGAAAAGGTATAGATATACCGTAAGTAAGCATTGCTGGCACTACGGTTTCAACCATTGAAGCGCTCGCATTAAATATACCACCTATAACATCTGAAGCATCACCTTGCTTTATACCTTTAACTATACCTTCACCGGTGTCTTTTCTAAGGTATTTATCAGATGATTCTATTTTTTTTATAGTTTCTACTATTTTTTCGTTTGCTTTTTGTTCTGCTAAACCAGCTGAGCTAGATTTATAACCTTCTAAATATTTTATTCTATCAGCGTTTGTTTTAAAACCAGTTGGATCACCTGATGGTTCTTCGTAAGTAGCATTTGGGTCTAAAGTTTTTAAATACTTTAACTCTTCTTCGTCATACAAGCCATCATAACGAATACTTTTATTAGCTTGTCTTATAAGGTTTGGTATTTCGTATGCAAAATAATTAAATGTTCTACGTTTTACTTCAGGTGGTACATTACTCAAAACCTCCACGGTTTCTTTTCGTTCTTTAGGATCAGTAATTAAACTTGTTATTATATTGGCGATGTTTTTAGCATATACAGCACCCGTAGAACCTTTAACAACATCTCCAGATGCAGTACGTCTTTCTTTAATAGAATACATCTCGTCTGACAACCTTTGTCTTTCTTCTTGACTAAGATTTCGTGCGTCTACTTTTATCTCTTTCATACCATCATCAAGATGAACTTGCATAAACTCATCAAAACTAACATAGTCTTGTTGACCTGCAAAAGCATTTTGTAAATCCTGTAAAGTGTATTGATTGCCTTTATATTCAAACATTATTCTTCTTTTGGTTTAGTTGGAAAGTTTGTTACCATTGTAAATGGATTTTTTCCTTTTGGATCTGGTATTCTATCAAAACCTACAAGCTCTCTTAAATCAGCAATTTGATTTGGTGTTTTAATTGTAGATTTCTTATCCTCACCTATGTGTTCAAAATTACCATCATTTTTTCTAGTAAAAGTATAACTTACACCGTCTATTTTAACTGTAATTTCATCACCTATTTCACCACTTTTTATAAAGTTATACTCTCTTAACATCATACCTTGAGTTCTATACCCATATTGAGAAGGTGTTTTTTCTACATTTTGACCTCTTATTATAGCTTCTTTTCTTCTTTTTTCGTTGTTTATTTTTTGCCAATGCTCATCATGTTGAGCTCTAGCAGCATTAGTAAGTTGCTCAACCATTATACGTTTAGAAGTATCTAAATTAAACATAGGATTATCAACATTAACTACAGCATCTATAAAAGCTTCTTTTTCCTTAGCATCTAACTTACGGTCTTCTCCAGCAATTGCTATAAAACCTTGTTGCCCAAGAGCATTTATTATTTCTTCATCTAAAGTTTGAGAGTTCATAAGCATAGTTCTTAAATTTTTATCACCACCAACGTCACCTAATATATCGTCACCCATTACAGCTCTCATATCTTTTTTATTATTAGGCATTGATTGCAATAAACTTTGACCAAGCGCAGTAGCGTCAAATATTTCATTTTTTAAAATAGCATTTCTACCTTTTACGTAAGCATTACCAAGTTTAAAGTTTTTAAATATGGCCATGTCTTTATACTCAGTAGATGATATTAACTTTTCATTACCTTGTCTATCTTTGATATGAAAAACAACATCTCCATCTTTGTTTCTACTTGTTTTACTGTACTTGCCCTCCATGATTTGTGTCATATCATGTTCTTCATCTGCAGTATGAGCATCTGATAACAATCCTTCTTTTTTATCTTTGGCTAATTGCAAATTATAAGCTTTATGTTCTTGAATAAAAGTAGAATGATTTTGTATAAATTTAAGACCTTCTATTCTTTTTTTATCATCTTTTTGATTAACACCTTCAAGATATGTTTTTTTAGCTTCAACAAGCTCATTGTAAGTACTGTTGTAAAGAGATTCACTTAAAGTACCTGACTTTAATAACACTTTGTCTGCAGCATCATCAAACAACTTATTTATTTTGTTTTTTTCTTCTATTTCTTTATTTCTTTTGTCTATAGTACTTTTTACTAAATCAGCACCTGCTTGTGTTACTTTTTCTAAACCTTGATACATACCAGCAACGTTATCATAGTTTCTGTATGCTGTAGCAGCGCCTTGTATTAAAGCTGTATTTGGGTTGTAGTTAACTGCTTTTTTCTTTGCCATGTTATTTGAATATTATTTATTTATTTAACCGTAAATAGGACTTCCATCTGCATTAAAACCTATTATACTTGTACCTCCTAATCCGCTTCCATAATTATATTGAGCACCACCAGTGCTGATTTCTCCACCTGTAGGTGTCATCACAGGTACTGTTAATGGCGCACCACTAGCACTAGTACCCTCGGGTATAGACATCCTCATGTTAGCCCCACCTAATCCAGTAGAAGCGCTTAATCTTTGTTGGTATTTACCTGGATCTAATTGTGCTGTGTTTATACCAGCCGTAGCTATTTGTGTACCAGCGGATGCAAGGTCCCCAATAGCGCTCATTTGTTGTGCTTTAGCTTCTGCTATAGCTTGATTAGCAGCGCCAAGTCTTTGTTGTGACATACCTAATAGAGTACCTGTTTTTGAATATTCTAAACCTCTAGCTGTTTCAGCGCCAGCAAGTCTAGCAGCCTGAGCTTGAACTTCACCTTGTCTTTCAGCTAATTGTAATCTACTAGCTTCAGCAGCTCTTAATTTTTGTATTTGTGACTCTTGCGCACCAATACTAGCGCTAGCCCTTTGTGTTGCTATTTGACCTTGATTAGCCAACGCTTGTGCTAAAGCACCTATACCAGAACCACCTGCGGCTCCTTGTAGTGCTTGCATAGTATTGATTCTTTGTTGTTCAGCTTGCTGTGCTTCAAACCTAGCTTGTTGTTGATTTACGGTCATGTCTTCATAAGCATTTTCCATATTTTCAAATTGATTACGAACGTTTGCAGCTAAATTGCTAGTGTCTAAATTTTCATACTCTTGTTTAAGTTGATTCATTTCATCTCTAGCTGCTCTTTGCTCATCTCTTCTAGCTGTACGACCAGATAATGACATACCTAGCTTTACGCCACCACCTATTACAGCTAAACCTATTCCAACACCTATAAACGACATAATCTATTTGTTTTTATTAATATATTCTTCATATTCTTCATAATTTAAAGCTACTATTTCTTTTTCTAATTTATCTAAATCTTTTGTATTAGAAGGGTTTTTGTGTATATTTACAAATGTAGAGTCTTCGTTTGCAATTATAACTCTTTTAACACCTGGCTGTGATATAACATAACAAGGCGCTATATAATCTTCTGTTTTTTCTTCTGTAGCTATTGTAACATGTCCAGTTAGTAAAAACCAAACATGTAAGTGTTTGTGTATTGCACCTATAACAGCATTACCTTTTGGCATATCCATTTGCCTTATATAAACGCCATCAGTAAAAGCGTGTTTAATTGGTGCTATCTTGCTATCTCTAACTATTTTTTTACCATCACCTTCTATATTAACACCATCTGCAATATTTATTAACGCTTTTTCAAGGTTGATTATTTTTTTTCTTGAGTTTATAGAAACTTCTTTTTTAGACATAATTATATATAATTTATATATAATATAGTCACAGTTTTAGCTATTTATTTACTACTTTCAAAAACATCAACACCTACGTTAAACAATTCTGCTTTTTCTGTAGAGTTGTTTTTAAACGTAGCGCTAGCATAATAACCTAACACGCTACTTAAGTTTACTTTGTTATCTTTACTAAACATTATAAAACTACCATCACCAACACAAGTAGTAGTTGCAGGTGTAACTGTAGTTACAGGCGCTGTTCCTGTTAAAAGATTATTACCAGCATCTTGAAAATATGGACGAGAAAGACCATAAGGCTGTAAAGCAGCCCAGTAGTCATCATATGTCATACTAGAATTTGTTACACCTGGAAAATACGTGTCAACAAAATCAAAAACATCTTGAAAAGTATTACCAAAAACATTTGTTGGGCCACTACTACCTGTACCTATAGGTATACCAGTAAGAGCGTTGTTAGCAGCAAATATTATAAAATCGTTGTAAGTTGTAGATATAGTATTAGTAGTACCTGGAAATGGTATAGGATTACCATTTATATCACCATTAAAAAGTGGAACCCTAGTAATAATTTGAACTAACGTTGGCGCGTACCAATAATTATTTAAATCTGCATCGTAACCTGATTTACTAGAACTAACTAAACAACCATTGTTAAAAGTTTGTTCAGATATTGTGTGAAAACTAACATCGTTAAAATTAACACTAGGATTATCAAAAAACCACGACATGGGATTTTTATAAGGTTTTTGTGAAATATTTGCCCCTGTAACAGGATGAAAAGGATAAGTTGAAATATTAATTCCTCCTTGAAAGTAAAAAGGCTCAACATCAGTTCTAGGTATATGATTAGCACAAGTTCCAGTGCCAGTACCAGGTGTTATTATCGTTGTTGGTGGTGTTGTTATACATACCGGTGTTTGTATTTGCGTAATATATAAATTAAACAAATTTAAAGGCATATCACAAATTATAGAACTAACAGCACCATTAAAAGGTACAATTTCTATTATTTCACCAATTTTTATAATATCACCTTGAGGTGAAGTTAAGTGCGGTGTAGTTGTAGATGCCCATTGACCACTACCAGTAGGATTACCAACTCCACCAACAGGAACTGGATTAGAAAAATAAGCAACATCGCCAACTTGAACAGAGACGTTTAAAGGATTTTGAAAATCTAATCTTACGTTTGGCATATTATTTATTTTACTGTTATGTTAATTGTTTTTTCTGCACTATCATTTGTACCATCATTAAGCTTGTATAATATTCTATCATTACCAACAAAATCTGGATTAGGCGTATATGAAAAAGTTCTACCACTGATAGATGCTGTGCCATTTTTAGGTTCAGATGTTTTTACTGCTGTCTTAGTTGATCTATCAATATCACCTTCTATTGTTTTAATAGAAAAACTTGTTGAATTTTTTGGTACTTCTACGTTGTAATTTAAAGCGTTAGGAGTTCTTGTTATTATATTATTTAAATCTAACGTATAAGTTACATTTCTTTTTCCAAATCTCAAAAAATTAATAACGTTTTTTATTACAATAGTATTAGTGCCACTTCCTGTAAACGTAGAAGAGCTTTTAACTTTAGAAATATCATCATCAAGTGTTAAAGTCATACCATCTATTATCATTATTGGATTAGTTAAATCAACACAAGCGTTACCATCTTCGTTTATTTGAGTTTTAACTTTACCTATTGTAGAGCTAGTTCTATATATAAAAGTTATACTAGTGTCTTCAGGTATAATTACTTTTCTATCAATTGTTATGTTTTTGCCACAATCAACAGATTGAATTAAAAATTTACCTAAACCAAATACTTCGCAAATCATGTCTGGAATTAAACCAACTGTATCACTTAGTTCAAACTTATTAGTAGCTATTTGACATGTTTTAACATCTAAACTTTTATGAACTATTTTTTCTTTTATTAAAACACCTTTAATAAACATACCTTCTTTTATATCACTATTTATAGGATAATCTTGACCGCCTTTAGTTATATCTCCAGATGTTGTAGATCCTACGCTTGTTAAAGTAGAAGGTTTTAATATTAAATACGAGCCTAACTTTGGCTCTTCGCTAGTAGTTACAATACGCTCAAAAGAAGTGTTTTTAGAAATAGAATTATTAAAATTATCTTTAATATAATAAAAACCAGCTGTACTTCCAGCTTCACTATCTCCTACATTTTCTATAATTGTTAATGTTTGAGTAGTTGATACTGAAGATTTAGAAAAAGCAGGTCTTGTTACAGTTATATCGGAACCACCAGAAACAGTTGTACTTACTTCTGTTGGCGCTGAAGTATTAAGCGTTATAGTAGGATCTGCATATTGATATAAAGTTATTGGATCAACGCTTTCATATTTTGGCATATTAGGTAGTTGAAAACCTTTAAAAAATTCAGGTGTATCTTCTTCTGATAAATTTTTAAGCTCTTTTATTTCTTCTGTTTCTTCTACTCCGTCAAAATTATAAGGATATTTTTTATAAAAATCTTCTAATTCTTTAATTTGTTTTTCATAAGGTTTTAAAAATAAATCTATATCAAACTCAGTTTGAACATCTGCGTGTGGTGTTATTTTTATTTCGTAACTTTCTTCTATTAAACCACCTGCTGTATTAGTTGAAATATCTGGAAAAGTTTGATTTAAAATATAGACACCAGACCTTGGTATCTCTATATTTTCCAAAGGGTTTGCTAATATACAATTACCACTACTATCATTTATTTCTAAAGAAAAACCAGAACCTTGAGTGCCGTTTATTTTAATAGCTCTTGTTTCTCCTTTAGAATTTATAGGCGCGTCTTGATTATCTACTTTAATTGATGTTATTCTTTTTTCCATTTAAAATTATTTTTTATGCTACAAATGTACAACTTGTATCTACATATATACCAACAACATTACTGCCAGCAGTTGTTCTTTGAGAGTTGCAATACTCAACTCTAGTTTGTTGACCATTAGCACCAGTTCCACCTGAAGTTCCAGGTACTACACCACTACCTACATGAATAACAGTGTTTGTGTGTACTATAGTGTTATCGTAAGGTACAGAACCTGTAGAACTATTAGTACCAAAACCACTTGGACCAGATATAAGATCAAGATTTAAACTTGTTAAATCTACAAGTGGACTTATGTATAAATCAGTTAAATTACTAGGTGTAAAAGTTGTACTTGTAGAAACTTGTCCAGTACCTATACTAGTTCTTTTAGAACAGTAAATATAATTCATGTTAGGATTATTACTAAGATCAAGAGTAGTTAGTAATGTATTTTCAGCAGTAATACGATTTAAATTAGTATTATTAGAAAGATCTAAAGATGATATTTGTGTAGAATCAATAAAAAGTTTTTCTAATGAAGTATTTGTAGTTACGTCTATACTAGTAAGCGCCACGTTGCCACGCACGCCTAACAGTCTTAAATCATCAAGACCTGTAACATTTACACTGTTTAATGGTTGCGTGTTATTAAAAGAAAACTGTCCTCCGGTTACAAAACTTGTAAGTGTACTAGGCTGTAAACCAGCTCTTCCTTGCTGGCTAGGTATGTTTATATATTTCAATTTACTATTGTAATAATTAGGAACGCTTGCTAAAACAGAAAAATCAGGATTATGTAAAAAGGTTCTAGCAGCAATAAAATGTGTAAGATTTATAAAAGCGCCAATACCAGTTATATCTTTTATATAATAATCTTTATTTGGATAAAACGCGTCATTAACATTCATACTTGATAATGTCATATAACCTGATATATCTAAATGACTAACCCAATCAATTCTATTTTTATTAACACAGTTGTCTTTAATATTATTACCCATATTATTACTAGAAGTAAAAGCAGGAGAATTCGTAGTAAAATCGTTAATATCGCTATTGTTAGAAATAGCACCAGAAGGATTGTTTAAAGAACCTGGCCAAAATTCACTATAAACAGCGCTGACACCTGCTGAATATCCTTGTCTAGTTTCTAAAAACTTCTCAAAATTATCGTCTGGAATGTGCACGCCATTAATCCCGCAATCACCACCTGATGAACTTGTAATATGATTACAACTAATATTTAAACCTTGATACAATTGACAACCTAAATTATCAGTTATTGTGAAATACCAATAACCATTATAATTAGGATTATTACTTGACCATATTTGTGGTTGTGGATTTGCTTGAGAAGTACTTACCGACTGTTGAACAGGAGTTGTTAAATTACCAGAGTCAAAAACAATTTGCGACGTATTTGTATTAAGATCATACCAAAAAAGCTGTACACTACAACTAGTTGCATTAGTTTGGATGTTAATAGGCGACCATGTTATTTTAGCATCTTCGTTGTCACCAGACAAACACTCAATACTTGTTGTATTTTGCACTTGAAAATTACAAGTAGGATTTGTAGCAGGCGTACAAGGTACTATTTCATTACAAGGAACATCAAAACTATGGAAACTCTTACAACCATCTTGAGCTGTCCACACTAGCATATAACTATTGCCTGATACTGCTGTGCTTTCTAAACCAGGAACAAAACCAATATTTCCATTATTGTTAGAAATAGATGTAAAAGGACCTTGCAAACTTCCTACAGGTGTTGCAGTATTAATGTCAAATTGCGTACCTGCAGTATAAGAATAATACTGAACATTATAACTAGTAACAGAAGCAGGTAGAACTATTTGTAGTACTTCGTGAGAGCCATTAGCAAAGCCTGTAATAGAAGTACAGTCATCAGAGTCAGAAGATATTATATCTTCACCTGGTGATGCGTTAGGATCTATAATTATTGTGTCTACACAAAAATCAACGCACTCTAATATTACATTTACATCGTTATAAACACAACCTGTGTTATCTGTATATTTTATAGTATAAACACCCTGTTCAAGACCTTGTATATTATCTCCTTGTTGAGCAGTAAACCCAGATCCAGAAGCAACTAAATTTTGTTGACCAAAAAATGGGTTCCAAGGATTTGGTGCGTTTATATATAATTCATAACCCCAAGTTGTAGCAGGTGGTAACAAAGTAAAATTAGTTATACTAATAGAACCATCGTAAGATCCACCAGGATTAGCGTCACCTATTTCCCAGCATCTATTAAGTGCAGGGCTAAAAGTAGGATCATTTTTTGAAACATTAAAAGTTCCAGGAGAAGTTTGACAAGGCAGTTGATCGCACTCAATATCAAACGCGACTATAGTTTTACATCCTAAATCATCTACAACAACAGCGTTGTAAGAACCTTCGTTTAGTTGTTGATTAGAAGAATAACCACCAACAGTATATGTAGTGTTGTCTACAAGAACTGTTACTCCTGACATGTCTTCATAATGAACGTTCCAACTCGTAGCAGTTCCAGACAAATAAACTTCTACAGACACGCTTCCAATACAAAGACGATTTGTAACTGTTGTAGGTATACCGTTAACAGGGTGTACAGTTACTAAATTAGGAACACTACAATCTGTGTTGCATTTAGAGTTAGGATCGTTTTCACATTGTGACAAGCTAGAATATGTACCGTTTACACCTTGTATTTCAACACAAATATGTGTAGCGCTTACTGTTGAACCTGGTGGAGTTGCTGTGTTTATTGCCGTGTATTCAGCATATGTCATGCCTTTAAAATATCCTGTGTCAGGACATAATCTTATTAACTCGCTTATAACATCGTCAATAGTCTTATAAACACCTACAACATTTCCTAAAGTTGAATCTACAAGAGAAAATCCTTTTAATATTCTTCCTGTGTTGTAAGTAAAATTAGAATTATACATAGGATCTGTAGAAGGAGTTAAACAAATATCTGCTGGAGCTGTTGGCGAAAGAGCATTACCAACTACAGGATATCTCCAATTATCTACGTTTTCTGAAGGATTATCCCAAAACCATTGTAACAACGTTGAAGCGCCAGGATTACCAGAAGTAGTAGGATAAATAGGTATACTTTGTCTACTACTACAACTTCCATTAGAGTCGGTTGCTCTTGCTGGATGTCCACTTGTAGATACTCCATAAGGACAGTGTGCACCTTGTTTTATTTTTTGTTGACAATCCCAAGATGTGAAATCATCGTCATCAAATGTTAAAGCTTTTAACTCATCAATACCTTGATAAGACAACTCTCTAGTATCTATATTACCAGCGTTACCATCATCTAACCATTCTGTAGCAACACCTTTAATAGTAGAAAACCATTTACCTTCTTTATTTTTAAACTCTTCAGGTTCTACTTCTTGTAAGTTAGTATACATGTTATCTACATACCAACCAGTTTTTTCATAGTTATCCCAATATTCACCAGAGTTATCTACATCAATACTAATTTTAGATTGAGTACCTTCGTAATCTATTGTTTGAAAACTTTTTACAGAACCAGGTTGCTCGTTAAAAATAACTTCTACACTAGACTCTGTAAACTCATTGTAAAAAGTATTATAAAGCTCGTTGGCGTGGTGCTGATATAATAAACCGCTTTTAAATGTAAAATATTCATTGTTTAAACTTAAACCGTTTTCAAAATAAAAAGATTTAAAACTTGGCCAACCTTTAGATCTTTCAGAATAAGATAAAGTGTAAGGTTCTTTATCATCACTTGAAGAGTATATTCTAGTTTGATATATACTATCACCTGGAACACCAAAAACTTGAATACCATAAGGTATTGGATTTCCTAAAACACTAACATCATTTTGGTCTGGAGTATTGTTTATATTTATTTTATACAAACCTCCACCTAAATTTATCTTAGAAGTAACTATAGTACCAACAGGTATACCAGCGCCGTATATAGTGTCACCAACTTGTATTTTGTTAGCTTCTTTATAAGTAGCAGTTAAAACGTTTACAGGCGCGTAAGTAGGCGGTGGAGTCGGTTGTCCTGCAGGAGCAAAAGTAAATTGTGGTGTACTTAAAATACCTACTGGCAAGCTTTCATAGCTAGTATAATCTAAACTAATATTATATTCTTTTTTCTTGTCGTCAAAACTACCTATTACTCTACCAGCTTCTGGCAAGTTATCAGCAAACCATTTAGACATACCATATTGTGATATAGGTGTTAAACCGTCCATAGATAATCTCAAAACTGTACCTCTTGTTCTATCTGAAAAATATAATCTATAATTATCATAAGCAAAAGACTCAGGGTTTGTTGAAATACCGTAATCACCAGCAAAAGGTACAGTTTGACCTAAAACATTTTCTGTAGCTGTTAATTGCGGATTACCATCAGCGTTAAACAAAGCGTCTTTATTTGCTAGTATTTTAAACACTTTGTCTTCACAAAAAGTTACTAAATCTGTATTTCTAGCAAAAAGTTTTTGTATGCTACCGTGACTAGGGTTTAAGTCTTTAGTTATTTTTTCTGCTTGTATAAATTGATTTAAATTATTAATACCACTAATAGAATTATATATACCAGAGTATATAAGCCCGCTGCTTCTACGTTCTTCTTTATAAGGTTCTTCAAGCACAGCAGAAACTTTAGGTCCTTTGTCTATAGTAACTTGATTAAAGTCATCTCTAATACGATTAGATTCAACACCATTACCAAACGAATAAGCATTAAAAAACGGAAGTGTCATCCTGTAATTGTGAACATCAGTAAAAAGTTCGTATTTGTTTGAATTACCAGGAGACACTACGCTTTTAATTTGAACACTCGTAGAGCTTCCATCAGGCCTTGTAAAAACTAGTAAATGTCTTGCTGATGGAATAATTTGTCCACTTCCAATAGCACCATTTAATGGGTTATAATTTACATCTATAAGATACACAAAAACTTGATCATTGAAAGTTGTAACACTAGAAACTCTAATATCAGTATCATCATTAGTATTATTAGCTGCAGTATTTAAATTTATTTTATTTCCGTTTGTGTCAAAACAAGTTACAACAGGGTTTTTTATAGGTTGTGGATGTATAGGGCCTATGTAGTTTGATAAAGTTTCTCTTGTTAATTCCGTAGGATACACTTGTCCAACTTCGTGATATATTTCAAGTCCTAAATTATCTTTTGGTTCTGTTTCCCAAACAGCAGGATTTAAAGTAAAATAACCTTCATCTAAACCGTCTGGAGTATAGGATTCTAATAACTGCCATGTAACACTTCCAGGCGCTGGGCTAATATTACCAGATCCATCTTGCATTTTTAACTTTGGAATATCAGTAAAATTATTACTATTTAAAGTATAATATACACCACCAGAAGCACCACCTGTCATATCATAACCAGAATACATGCCATCTGGACGTATACCCGGTGCTGGTGTAGAAGGAAGTGTAGTTAAAACATCTCCATTTTGATCAAAATGCGGTGCGTTATTAGGATTGTTTGTAGGCTTGTAAAAGTGAGGACTAACACCACCTACACCTTCTGTTCCAGTTAAGCCTCCTTGTGGAAAAACGGCACAGTGAATAGTAAAACGTCTTCTTTTGTTGCTAGCGGAGTTCCATTTACTTGTAAAAGTAGGATATCTTTTTCTATTACCGTAAAAACCAAAATGATCTAGTCCTTCTTGTACCACTTGTAAATCTCTTTGGTTATATTCTCTCTGAACAAGAAAATTACTAGCATCTACTGGAAGAGCGCCTTTGTAATGCTCTTGGTAATTTCTTAAACCATAAGAAGCTAAATTATTCATTTCATAAGTTCCACTACCGAATAAAAACCAACTCCAACTAAGAGGATTAAATAAATAAGCCCGAGCCGATCTTGTATGTGTTGCGGAATAATCAGAAATATAAGCGTAATTATAAAGAGAAACACCAGGATAATTATCTATTGTATCAAATTCGTTTGCTGCCCATATAGAAGCGTTAGTACCGAAAGAAGTGCTAGCAGCATCAAGCGGTAGTGTTCTGTAAACAACTTGACCTGGATCTTCTTTCCATCTCCATATAGCTCCAGGGCTAGTTATAGTGTTTATAAATAAAGTTTGATCAACGTAATCATTTGCGTTATCGGCAATTGTAAAATAAGATTTAACATTACTTAAACTATCAAAATCTTCTACTGGTTTATTTAACTGATTAGTACCAGCGAAAGAAAGAGTAATTAAAGCACTATTTTTATTTGACATATTGTTTTCTGAAATACCAACGCCAGGCAATATACCACCTCCATCAGAAATTGGTGCTCTTCTAATAACAGAAGTACCAGGATAAGCGGTATTAAAAGGATTAAATGTAACGTTAGTTTCTATTGGTGTTTTTACAAGCGGATTTTCTAAATAACCACCGCTTGGTCCACCTTGCCCTCCACTAATGTGATTTGTACCATCTCCAATTAATTGCATCATTTGTTGAGGCCTTTGAGGTTGACCATAGTTATAACCAGGGTGGGCATTATCAAAAGCACTTTTTGGGTCACCTGAATCATAGAGATCATTGTGAGTTTTTATAGATCCATCACTATGGTAAGATGCTAATCCATCCATGTGCATGCTTGTAGTTATGCTTAAATATGAACTATTTGCATAGTTAGACGATGGTGATACAAAATACTTATTATTAGACTCATAAGCTCTAAAACCTTCTATACTATCTATAAACCATCCACTAGACTGACTTTCATTATTTTCTGTTTTACCAGCCAACTCCCAATAGTCCTGACCAACACCATCGTCAAAATTACCACCTGGCGCACCATATCCGTTGTCGTTATTGTCATTATCTACAGAAACTAAACTTGTATTACCGTTGGCAACTACACCGTACCAGCTTGAAGCACCGATAGCAGTGCCAGGGTCATAAACACTTCCTGTTACAGCAGCTGGTGAATTAGGATTTATATATTGAGATTTTATAGATTGACTTACTGAATATGCGCCTGTAGTTACTTCGTAACCTAAAATATTTTGTGTTAGTGTTGCGTCTTTTAATATTTTTACAAAAAATCTACCTTCAAACTCTGGAAGATTTTTTTCTTGTCTAGTTATAAATTCTATTCTATTACCACTATAAGCTGGTTCAGTAGGAGATATTTGAGTGTCAAAAATAGTTGTTATACCCATATCAACTCCAAATTCTTTTGTAGGTCTAAATCTTATATAATCATCGTTAGCTGTTGAAATTTCCACAGATTTAAGATCATACCAATTAGAAGCTCCTTCTTGCGAGCTTATAATTCTAAACTGAAACCTAGTACCACCACTAGCTATATCAGCAGCTAAACTCTCGTCATAAGCATTTTGAACAGCTTCGGCAAAGTCTTTGTGTATATCTATAAATCTTCCTCCTGTAAAAGGATAAGAACTATTTTCAGTACCAGGAGCTGTTGGACTACCAACCATAAAAATAGAAGCTACATTATTACCAGCTGCATCTTGAACAAAACCGTCGGTTATAGTTCTAACCGGTGTTCTTTTTGTTTTTATAAAAGCAGGCGCTTCATTTTCTATATCTAGTATTTTATATCTCGCTTTGTTTGTAACAGGCTCATTTGATTCATGAGCTTTTTTAAGAATTAAAAACGTTTCTAAATCTACTTTGTTTCTATCAGAAGAAGGAAAAGAAAGCCATATATTACCATCTTCAGCTGGATACCAACGATCCATAGCTAAATTATAATACTCACTTGTAGTTTCTTTAACTAAAAATTTAAATGATTTTGCAAAATCAGGTTTAGCGTTTAATATCTGCGCTTGAAGTTTTGTTTGTTGTGGTGCTGAAGTTTTAGATACGTATGTTGTATTAGCATTATTTTTTGATGTAGAAAAAACAGGTGTTTCTCTACCATATTCGTCAATATAAATAACACCTAATTGATATGTTCTAAGAGATTTTATTGTTTTAGCAGACTTATAATTATAAGCGTTACCAGCATCTAATTGTTCTGGTATTAAACTAGTATTATCATTTATAGATAAAGATTTATAATTAAGTTTTAAATCAGTCGTTATATTGTTTGATGGTCTAAATCTTTTAACACCGGTAGCATCACGAAGTGCTTCTGAATTGTAAGTTTTAGAAGAAGACATATTAAAGTTTTGCAAATAATTTGCGTAAACTAATCTATTACCTATAACTTCTTGTGCTAAGGCTTTTCTAGGCACGTTATCATAGTTTCTTAAAAGTTGATTTGAAGGCAATAAAGAGTGTATCATTTCAGCTTGAACATCTACATAACCGTGCATGTTATCCCAAGCTGTTCGTAATCCTGTAGGTGATATAGCGTTCCAAGAGTCATATTCTGTACCTTGTGGATTAGACCAATAAGGCGTGATCTTATCTATTGTTTTAATAGAAAAAACAGATGGAGAGTCTGACTCTTTGTATAATACATCTATAGAAACAACATCATCTGGTATAGCGTGTTTATCTATAAATTTACAAACACCAAGCTGTCTAACTCTATTTACCATTGCTAAATTATAACCTTCTTTAGGTAAATAATCATATTCTCCAGGTAAAAAAGCTACTTCTGAAAATGGTGAAAAAGAAGAATACTCGCCATCTTTATATTTATATCTAGTAGCAAATCTAGGAAATCTAAATTCAAAAAGAGCTTTTTCTTGAGAAAGATAAACATTAAATTGAGTATCAGATAAATCTATAGAATTATCCCAGCTTAATAGCTCTACTGTACATGATAATCTTCCACTAGAATAAACTATGTTAGGATAATTATTACTAGCAACAATTTGTACTAATATTTTTGTTTTTTTAAGTGTAGATGTACTAGCATCAAAAGATTCTATAATTAATATATCATCTATCTTAAAATCTGGATCTGTGTCAAAAGTAACATCAAATGTACTATTTATTTTTGGTTGTTGATCATTATAATCATACCAGTTTGTTATATCAAAAGGAGTTGCACCACTACCTAGCGTTGTTTGTATTTCACCTATTATTGGACCAGATCCAACCTGATCTTCACGTGAAGTGTTTTTCATTTCTAGCGTAGGCGCTATTTGAGGACTTTTTTTAATTACTGTTATATGCTCTTCTTTTAAATCACCAACAGAAACAAAAGGTATAGTATTAGCTTGAGGTTTAAAAGGATTAGGAATAAAAAACTCTGTATGAGTAAAAAAGTTTGTAGTACCTATTCTTATTTGAGGTATGTTTATTCTTTTTGGCTCTGTATTATTATCTGTCCAAAATAAAGTTTCATCTACTATATTAATACCTGTTATTAAATAACTTTTGTCATAGTTTAAAATTCTACCATTTGCTCCTGGTGGCAAAGAAGGTTGAAATATATCAACTACAATTGGTGAAACTTTTTTTGTGTTGTAATCATATTCAGCTATAAAATCAATACCAGCACCGGAAACTAGCCAATATAATCTATCAGTTTTTTCATCAAGAATACTTCCAACACAATAAAAACCATAAGTTTCTAAAGTAGTAGTAGGTACAACATCTCCGTTTTGATCTATAAAAAAAGCAGATGAAATATCTAAATTACCCATAATATTCTGCAAAGAACCAATATCAGAATCGTCAGTAGTAGATACTTGCGCGTTCATTGCATCTCTATACTCTCCGTTTGGAACTAGTCTTTCGTCCAGGTCTTTGTTCATACGACCTGTTTGAAACCTGTGATTTAAATCCGGCATTTAATTAATGTTTAATTTGTTTTGATTTACCTCTTAATATTTGAGTAATTTCTTCTAGTTTGATGTTAGAAAGTCTTAATTTTGCTTTTCTTGTTTCAGCAAATCTTTCTTTTTTAAATCTTCTTATTATATATTCTGGAACACCTATTTTAGCTGATAAACAACCGTAAATTATCCATTTGTATATAGCTTCTTCAGCTAGTTTAGGTACAATCATTTCTCCGTGTGTACCTACGCTGTCACTTATATATTCTAATATCACAGTTTTTCCAGATAAATTAGAGCTAAAATGAATTAAACTAGTTTTACAATCTATATAATAACTACCGTTTACTTGAGCATGTTGTGGGTCTAAACCATATCTTTTACCTTCATTTGGCCAATAAATATCGTTTTGATAATCTTGATAATCATTTATATTGTTTTCTGAAGGAGTATGTGATTTAAATTTGGACCAAGTGTCTGATATTTTATCTGTTGATAAAAAATTTACATTTTCAGCTGTACCAGTGACTGCTGCTGAACTAGACGTTGTTATAACAGCACCTTGTATATCTATTATAGTAGTACCAGTAATAAAGTCGTCATGTGAAACTAACATACCTATAGATAAATTACCAATAGAATCTGATGAAGAAGCTGTTATTTTATCTTCACCAGAAGTCCAAGACAAACCTGTTACAACTTCAGAAGAAGATCTTTGCATTAATAAATCTCCATCAGTACTAGAAAAAGTTAAAGTTTCATCTCCACTAAATGTAGCATTATTACTTATAGTTATAGTTGTTATACCATTAACAGTTGACGTTGCTTTAACAGTTGTACCAACTGGTATGTTAGCAGCAGACACAGGCATGCCAACAAAAACATCAGTATAAGAATTATCAAGTGTTATAGAATCAGAACCATCTACAAGCGTGCCTATAGCTGTTAATTTATAATCACCTTCAGAATTTTGTTGTATTGGATGTGGATTTGAGGTTTTACTAGTTGGATATATGACATGTTGTATACCAGCATCATCACTCCAAGACAATTTAACATAGTTAACATAGTCCTGGGGTAAAGGCATTGTTAAACTAGGTGGTATTTCTATTTCTTGAGTTTTACAAGATTTTAAAGTATCATAAGATAATTCTTGAAGAGCTCTATGAGCGTGAAAGCTAACGTCAGCTCTAAGAGTTTTTTGTAATAATTTTCCTTCGCCAATATAAGTTGCTGTAAAATTATTTATAACTTCTTCTAAAGTAATAAATTGATATGAACCAAATCCAATTAAGTTGTCGTAATATTGTTGTTGGCTAATTCCTTGATTTCCTAATAATCCGTGTGGCATATTTTATTGTTTTTCTTGTTGTATTTTTGCCGTGTCTAAAGCAATACCTGTTTGCGCTAGTCCTGGTTTATTTATTGTTATACCGGCTAAAGTTAATATTTTATAAACCAATTCTGTTTCTTCAGACTCGTGTAATTCAAAATTAGTTGCTCTACTAGCGTTGTATAAAGCTTTTTCATTTATAACATCATAACCCCATTCAGCTTTGTTAGGTCTAGATATTATTTCACAAGTAACATTGGTTGTTACTATGCCGTTGTGATCGTATACTTCTATATCAGAACCGCTAGAACTACTTTTGATATATATTGGGTTTCTAAATAAACCTCGTCTATGAAATTGAGAATAAAGATAATTTTTTGCTTCGTTAGTTTCTACTAATTCAGCCTCATGAATTACAGTATTACTTTGAACATAAACACTGCCTGTTCTATAATTATCAGGATAATTAGATCCATTTATAACAGTTTGCACTGTTGTAAAAGGCGCTAGTTTATTTTCAATCAACTCTATCATATCTGAAGTAGAAGTTGTATCTGTAGGTACTTGTTTAGCTATATCTAAATCGTAAAAGTATTGTTCAAATATTTGTTGTTGAGCTTGATTTGCATGCAAATTAAATTCTAAAGGTGTTATATAACCTCTTTGCTCTTTGTTTGCTAAAGCTAAAACTCTTTGATATACAGTATCTATATTTACCATTTTTATTATTTTTTATATGGAAAAGCTTTATTTAAAGCTTCTTGTCTTTTTTTACAGCCACAATCTTTTTTTCCAACAGCTCTTGCGCTCATTTGCGCTAAACTATGAATACCTGTTGCTTTTGTAAACTTATGTATTGTATCTCCTAAGCCCCTAGATTTTTTAATGTAATTTGGTAAATTATTCGTATTCATGTTAAAAATTTTTGTAGCTTGTAATCGCCCCGTAGGGCGATCACCACTACAGTTAGATTAATTTAATCTTTTTTCTATATTTGCATATATTTCCATACCTTCATCAGTTTTAAACCAATGCGCTAAAGCAGTGTATGGATGCTCATCAAAAGGAACTGTCATTATAGGTCTATTATTTGATCCCCATAAAAAGTTTCTCTGGTCATTAGATAACTTAATAATACCAAGCTCAACAGCTTTAATACCAAAGTTTCTAAGTTGAACATTGTCATCAGCAGCTAATTCTAAGAATAAAGCAGGATTATTACGAGCAAATAATAATAAATCTCTTTTAAGTTCTTTAGAACTCATCTCTGATACTTTAGAACCAACTTCTACACGCATAATAGCTTCTGCTAAATCAATATCTATACCTCTAGCTATAACTATTGCATCAGCTTCTAATTCTAAAATTTCAATATCTTCAGCAGCTTCTTCAACTGGATTATATTCATAATATATCTTATCTTTATGAGGATGCACGTCTAATAATTTTTGTAGTACTGTTTTTTCTTTTTCTACAAATAAAGTACCGTTTCTAAAAATAATATGCTCTAATCTCTGATCACCTATCATTTCGTCTACAAAAGGAGTTTTTTGATTTTGACAATATTTTAATTCTCTTTCATAACCTTTTTCTTCGTCAAACCAATATATGTTTGAACTTCTTAACATATAAGATAATGGTTTTTTGTCTCCTTTTAAATAATAAACTCTATCTTTTATTTCCCAACTAGGTTTTTTAGGTTCAACTTTTTTAGGTTTTGGTGTTTCAACAACTGGTGTTTCAACAACAGGTACCTCTACCTTTTCTGTTTTTTGTTTTTTTGCCATAATATAATATATAATAAAATTAATAAAATAAAAAGCCGAGGCCGAAGCCTCGGTCTTTTAAAAATAGTTTACTTCATTAACATAAAGTTGTTAGCACCTTGAGTGATCAAACATCTTTCAGTTAAGAAATGTAGTTGCATTGCATCTAAAGCAGCAGTAGCAGCACCTACAGAACCAGTAACCCAAGTTTTCATTCTTCGGTCATCAGTTTGAGAAGCTCTATATCTAACGTGTAAGAAAGGACGCTTCATGCTTTGTCCAACAGTTTGATCATAAACTGATGAAGTACCAGCAGGAATCATGACTCCTCTAATTGCGTTAGCAGAAGCAGCATCATTAATACCACCTCTTGTTGCTTTGTCATTTAAGTATCTGAAATCAGATTTGTAGAAATCATAAGAACCTCTTCTAAAACCAGTAAAACCTAAATTTAACGCCATGTCTTCAGAGTTGTTAAATACACCGTAAGATGTACCGCCAGCTCCATAAGAATTCATTGAGGCTAACATATCATCAATAGCTAAACTAGTTGATCTGTTAACAAACATCATGTATTCTTCAATAGCACCTTGTTTATCAAACTCAGCTAAAATAGCATCGAACTCACCTAAATCAGTAGCTGGATTAACACCAGTCACACCAGTAGTAACATTACCTCTTGATTCAATAGCTGCAAACAAACCTTCAGTTCCAGCATCGTTAGTAGCATCTGTAGTAGATCCAGGTATTATAGTAGAACCTTGAACTTCAGAAGCAGCAGCAGCAAATTCAGATTCTAACATTGCCATTTCAATGTAATCAGTAAATCTAGACCTTGTGTCTGCTTCAGCTTTTAAGTACCATAAGTAACCTGATTGACCGCTTTCAGCAGAAACTTCAACCCAACCAATTCTTGAAGAGTCAGAACCAGATACTTCGTAGTAATCTTTCATAATAATAGGTTTATTAGAAAAAGATTTAAAGTCAGGCTCGTTAGCACCTCTTTGATCAGTAGTATTATTAGTACCAGCAGCAGCTGTATAATTCATACCTTTACCAAATTCAGAACCATAAACTAATATAGTTGTTGCTTTTGACACAGTATTAGCTGATAACGCAGACTGCCCATAAGGTAGCACGTCAAGTACAGCACCATTAACAACAGATACTAAACATTTGAAAACACCGTCAGAGTTAGCAACGATAATAGTATCGTTAACTCTAACACCATGATTAGCAGCTGTAAAACCTGAAGTTTCATCTATATCAGCCTCAATTGTTACTTGAGAAATATTACTTACACCTGTACCAGGGTTAGCACCAGCAGTAGCTGAGTTAACATTACCTTTGTAAGATAAATGTAATCTTGATTGTTCAGACCAAACGACACGATCAGATGTCATAGCCTCTTCTGCACCAACTTGAGCAAGGAAACCAGAAATTGTTCTAGGTCCGAAAACCTCAGCTTCTTTTTCCATCAAGTCTGGCAGGTATTGTTGAGCCCACGTTACATCAGTGGTACCCGTAAAATCTAAGTAGTTTGTTTGTAGTGTTTGCTTCTGTGGAGAAGGCACACTATTTAACAAACTTCCTCCTGTAATTGCCATAATTTTGTAATTTTAAATTGTTATTTATTGTTTTTAATTTTAAACTTAAAATCAGAAGAATTATCACCTAACACTTTTACTTTTATTCCACCCGCTTCAACAGTGCCATGACTTTGTCTTGGACTCATATCAACGTTTTTAGCTTTAGCAACGCTATTCTTCATAGCGTCAGCTTTGCCTTGCTCATAAAAGTGTTTTGCAACAGCGTCAGCATTCATTGCTGTAAATAAAGACTTGTGATAACCCTTAGCGTCTGATAATGTAGAATTTTTATCTAAAAACTTTTTAGTAAAATTATTTATATCACTTTGAGTATTTTTAATCTCTTCAGCATTGTTTACGTTAAATCTGTATTTTTTATCACCGACATCATATTCAAAACCTTTGAACTTGTCGTTAAAAACTTGATTAGTTTTTTGTGTAAAAATATCAGTATTTTTTTTAACTGTTTTTTCTTTTGCTTCTGACTCTTTGTTGTATCTATTAAAAAAATCCCAAGCTTTTTGTTGTTCAGGCGTAAGCCTCGAACCAGCTTTAATTTCTTCATAGTATTTGGACTTTTGCCCGTCCAGGTGGCTTCTAGCACTGGCAACTTGCTCTTTTAATGCTAGTTTTTTTCTTCGTATATCTCTTTCTTCGTCAACTTCTTCATCGTAAGAAAACGAGTCTTCCATCAGGAAGTTAATCTCTTCGTTTGTTAAATGTGGTTTTGTCTGCCTATAATACTCATACAAAACATCATTGTCATTTAGTTTGCTATAATCTTGATTTAGCTTTACGTAATCGTTTATATCACCACCAGTTTCTTCCATAAAATCAACTAGCTTTTGAATATTATCTGGTAGTGGCTTGCCTGTAGATTCTGCTTCAGCAACAGCTTCTTCAATTTTTTCTTCTACTTCTGCAACTTCTTCTTCAGTAGAATCTTCAGTTATTTCTTCTAATACTACTTCTTCTTTTTTCTCTTCACTTTGTTCGGTAGACTCTTCAAGCTTTTCTTTGTTTTCTTCACGAACTTCTTCGCTAGTTTCGGATTTGTCGCGAACAGGTACCTCATCTGTGCTTTGCTTCTCAGTGGCATCTTTATCTTCTTTTGTTTCTACTGGTTTATCTAAGTTTACTTTAATAACATTATCTTCTTGTTGATTTTTTTTAACTTCAACTTTAGTAACATTATCATTTTGTTTTTGTTCCACAGCCTTTTCAGGTGTGGTTTCTTTTTTATTTTTTGCCATAATATAATATAATAATAGTTAATAAATTTATCTAGGTGTAAAACCCCCTAAATCAATGCCGCCTCCTAGTATATCATTACCTGAAGACTCAAAGTTTTTAGGTGGTTTTCCACTTTTTCTTTGGTCAATCATTTCTGATTGTTGTGTAGCTTGTATTTTAGTTCTTTCGTCTTTACGATCTTCTTTTTCTTTTTCTCTACTCTTCATACCTTCAACTTCCATACCTTTTAATTGCATGTTGTATTGAAACTCTAACTCCATTAATTCTTTTTTCATAGCAACTTCTTGCATCATTTTGTTAGCTGCTATTTGAGCTTCTACTTGCATAAGCTCTGCTTTACTAGCGTTTAAAGCTTGATTTTTTTGAACGTCAGCTTGTGCCGCAGCTTGTGCTGATTGTTGATTAAGCTCTGCTTGTTGTTGCATGTTTTGTTGTTGTATTGCCTGGTCTTTATTTTGTTTCTTTCTTCTTCTTATTTTTAAAAGTTGATTAGCTAGTTTTATATTTCTTATTTCTCTTACATCTATAGCATCTTCTAACTCTATAGTTTTTTGTTGTAATGCCATTTGAATATTATTTTCTAACTTTGCTTTTTCTTCTTCATCAGGAGAAAGTTCTAAAAATATTCCAAAATCGTACAAATGTAAGCTTTTCATCTCTTCTAAAGTAGCAACGTTATGTGTTCCTATTGCTTCAATAAAAGCATCTCTTGTTGGTGAATACTCAATAATGTCAGATATTCTAAGTGATAAACACTCTGCAATTTCAGAGGTTAAATATAAGCCAGCTTGTAATATATGTCTTGTTGCTGTATTACTATTTGCAGCAGCTAATTTTTGTATTCCAACTAGAGCATTTTTATCTGGAGTACTACCATCTCTAGCTTCGTTTAACCCGGTTACATCTCTTATCATTTGTAAATAATAATTATAATTACCTATAAGCGCTTGCATTTTATTACCTCCACTACCAGATGTTATTTCTTGTATAGGGACTTTACCAGGGTTCATATCACCATCTTGTGTGAATGATCTACCAATTACAGAACCTGTTTGAAAAAACATATTTAAAGCTTCTTGCGGGTTATAATTAGTACCGTTGCCAAGATCAACTTCAGCTAAACCATCAGCATCTAAATAAACACCATCTGGAACCATACGTGACATTACTTGTTGTAGTTTTAAATGAGTAAGCTGTATCATATCAGCAAAACCAGTTATACGTTTTACAAGCGAGTCAATTTTGCCGTTATACATGCGAGGCGCTACAATAGCATAATTCATTTTTACTTTAGTGTAATTACTTTTAGGACGCATCATATTTGTAGCCATTTCCCATTTAAGTAATTTATCTGTGCCTAGTATTAAAGCGCCTTCATACAAAACTTCTATAGATCTTAATAATCTTGAATAATCACCTTCTTTATTTTGTGGTGGATTAAAAGAATCGTCTTTAGGTATTATTTTATCTGCTCCAGTTCCAGTTTCTTTTATTTTGTATACTTCATTCATGTAAGTTTTATAATTAAAATATAAAACTTGAATAGTATTATTGTCTTCTTGTTTTGCAGAATAATTAGTATTATAATTATTTCTATTATAATTTTTATTATTCATTATGTCTTCAAGGTCGCTTTCTGTTAAGTGTGGGAATTGTTTTGCTAGTTCATTTACAGGTATTGATTTTACTTCACCAACGTAATATATGTCATCAAAATTAGGAGATTCAGAATATGAATAAACTAAATTAGCTGGATCAACATAGTCTATAGTAACGCCTTCTGAAGTAGTAAAATTTGTTTTTGTAGCTCCTATACCAAGAACCGCTAAATCATAATAAAATCTTTTCTTTATTGACTCGTAATCATTACCTTCAAACAAAACGTGTAACGCTTGTTCTTCTGCTATTTCAACCGCTTGCTTGTAGCTTAACTGCATGTGTAAAGCTAATTCTTCTTCACTTTCTGGAAGTTCTTCTTTTTTATTTTCGTACAAGTCAGCATTAAAGTTTTCCATTGCGGCATCATTAAACTCTTTACTTTGTATATCTCGTAAAACAGATTCCATATATTCTGTTCTTTTTGCAATACCATAAGGATCTTGAGAATAAGCTTTTATATCATAAGTTCTTTCAGCTATGCCGTTAACAACTATATCTACAAACTTAGATATTATAGGTACTGGCTTCCAGTCTAAATTTAAATAAGATAAATCACCATTTATAGATAATTCATCTTTGTACTTTTGTATTGATTGTTCGCCTCTAGCATACAGTCTTAGATTATGAAAATCTTTAATATTAGACATATATCTATTAACACTTCTTTCTTCATTAAACCATTCTGCTTCTATAGCTTTAGCCACTTTCATACCGTAGTCGTAACTAATCTTTTCAGCATCACTTACAGTTTGACTTGGAAAATAACTTTTATTAGAATATGCCATATTACTTTATTATTTGTGAATTAGATCCAGCGTTATTATATCTGGAAATATTTATATTTAGTTTAGGTTTTTCAACCTTAACGTTTGGCGCGTACAAATGTCTATTGTTAGCCATTATAGCTAAACCAGAGCTTATAGTAGCGTCAAACTTTGTTCTTCTGTTTATATCAAATTTAGCCCAATCATTTAACAACTCGTTGAAATAAAGATCACCACAGCTACCATCTTTTTTTATACCTACGTGATCTTGTATATACATTTCAATTGCCGCTGCGTGTGCTTGTTTTATATCTTCGCTAGAGTTTGGTATGCCACCAACTTCTTTTTCAGCAACAGATAACTTATTCCAAACTTTATCAGGTCTATTCATACTAAAACCTCTGTATCCTCTACGTCTTAAGTAGTATAAAAGACGAGGTTTATTATTCTCTGCAAGTATTGGCATGCCATAAAAAACTAAAGCCATTAAAACATCTTCAAAGAATATTTCAGCCGTAGGTGGTCTTGATAAGTATTCTAAAAAAAAGCTGTTCGCAGGAGCGTCCTCCATACTAAACTTGGTTAAGCCGTGTAATGCTCCTTTAGAACCTTCTCCATCTACGGTTCCTGATATATCATAAGAGTCGCAACCAAACGCTCCCATGTGTTCATTACCAGGATATTTAATACCATTTTTAAGTACCACTCTATTTTGTAATTGCTGGGGTGGAACCCAGCTAAGTTTAAATCTACCTTTATTATCTGGATAAAATATTACTTGTGAATCTTTAATACCATTAACCCATTGAAAATTACCAGTTGTAATTCCTAAAGTTCTAGACATTTCTTCGTTATAGTCTATCTGCTCATATATTTTAACAAGATTAAATATAGAATTTTTAGTTTCATCTCTAAACGCATGTTCTTCAGTTCTTGGAAACTGTCTGTAAAACTCATTTAAAGCGTCTTGATCACCTTTTAATCCTTCTGCTTCATTATTCCAATGATCAACTACACCTATATCTATTAGTTCACCGTCTGGGGCAAACACATCTGCGTCAGGAGTAGTGAATACTGGAACTCCGTGCTCGTCAATAAATCCTTCGTAGTTCCACTCCATTGGGATAAACAAAGAGTATAAACCAGATTTTGTCTGACCATTTCTATTTCTTTTAGTGACATCTGATGCATTGTATAGTTTTTTAAAATTATCACCACCTTTATCTAAAGCGTTTGACGTTGAGCCCATCATACACTTGCCTATAATTCTACTACCTAATCTAAGACATGTTTTTGTAACACGCCAATTGTTTAATATATTATCCGGTCTTTCCCACTTACCACTTTCATCGTGTACTAATAACGCTAATTTTTCACCGTCATAACTATTGTCACCAGTGTTTTTCCAGTCTATAGTTGTATCTAGACCTTCTATTTCTTCTAGTTGCTCGTTAGCAGTAATCTTTTTTCTTGTAAACTTACTAGCTGGAACTCTATAAGCTAACTCAGTTTTAGGACGATCCATACCATCTTGAATAGGTTTAAAGAAAAAAGGATAATTAATACTAATAGGTACTACTTTGTCTGTAAACATTTTTTTAGCATCTGCACCTGTTTTAGAAAGTATACCATATCTACTATCACTTGATATAGTGGCTAAATTAACTGTTTCTGCAGATGACATAAACGAAAAGCCTGATCTTCTGTTCTTTAGATAACACATACCATAGCATCGTTTATCCGCTTTACAAGCTTCCCAAAATATAAAGAACAGTCTATTTGCCTCTCTAAAATCAGGCGCACCTACATCTATTTTACTCCATTGTAAATACATATAATGAGTTCCTACTATATAAGTTGGTTTACCATTATTTGTAAACCAAAAACCTTCATCTCTACGTTTAAACTCTTCATCTATATAGTCGTACCACTGTTCTTTTTGATCTTCAGGATAATTACGCCAGTCAAATATATTTTTAAGACGAGATAA